ATGCCTAAGATAACAATAAGCCAAACAGTAGCTAAATTTTCAAACATTAATAAAATAGCTGTTGCACTCGCTAGGTTTGAGGCTTCTAACCGTGAAGTGTACCCTCCAATCTTCGGTCATTACGGTGGCTTTGAGCGCAATACACAAGCCGAAGAAAGTGGCATAAAGAAACTCCACGTTGCGTTAGGAAAGAAAGATTTCCTACTAAAGACGTGGCGTTTCGCTGACGGTGATAAACGTACATGCGATAACTTTCTCGTCTATGTACGACATTGGGTATATAGTGACTATTTCCACATTATTGCTATTATCACACCGAACGCACACGCAAATGCCGATAAACTTATTCACGGTATTATTGAGCAAGCCGAAGTTTTTCACGCTAACGGCTTACCTGACCTCCAAAAGATTCCTTATTTCGACGAGACCTATGTACTATGAACAAGACCCAAACATTTTTCAAAGGCTTCATATCCGCATTCTCGTTAATGCCTAGCACTCGGGTACATCTCTCCGAAGAGAAACAGCCAGTTGACTACGTTGCCGAAGCGTGGAAGATGACAGGCGAGCATTTATCGAATGCGTTAGGCGAGGCAAATCGACCAAACTCAAAATCTCAAATTTGAGTTTTCTTTTTCTGTGACCCAGATCAAATTTCCAAAAATTGATAGTTGACCTGTGTAAAAAATTTTATAAAAATTTCGTGTAAGTTTTTTGTACTACCTCGTTACACTATGTTCGGTTCACTACTGTCCTTTATTTCAAAACTGTTTAAGCCAAACGCTCGCCGTGAACCAGACACCGATAAAGATAAACGCATCGTCGAAGAGTATATCGATATACGCCCTCCTGACGGACTGACTCCATACATAAACAAAGGAGTACTATCCCAACCCGGTAAATTCGTTTTCGGTGTTTCCGAGATATTAAACATAACTGTTGATGGACTAGGCCAACTCCCTATATCTAGCATATACCGACGTCCGAATTCCACAATCGTTCTCGTATGACATAAATCCGCATTAGAAAAGGCTTAATCGTTATTTTTTGTTCCGAAACTATTAAAATTCTTAAAATTATTTTTAATTGTAAAACAATAAGATAAAAAAGAATTTCGGAATGGATTTTAGAGTATGTAGCGCCTAATTTTAAAAATGTGACAGGGTTAGAAAAAGAGGGTAACTAACCCTCTTTATCAAAATCGCTAGGATATTGTCGTCTTAGCACTTCGCTTTGATACGCTTCTTTGCAGTGATTTTTATCGCAAAATAGCGCATTAATTAGCGCATAAAAAAAGACCCACCGCTTTTTTGGTGAGTCTTTTAGTTTTGTGTTGCGATAACATCGACTACTTATCGTTTCGTCTGCATAGCCACCAGCAAGTGTATTAGCAAGTTGGTCTAGTGCTATCAGTACCTGTTTAATCTGCATATCTCCGCTCCCATCCTGTGCTAAAATCATAATCTAGCGGTTTATCTGATTGCATTATTGCCGCTTTATGGCGCTCAGCATTGACGTGGTCAGCATTTTCAGCTCGTACCATTTCTGCGAAGATTTCAGCAAGTAAAGCTGGTGTCATTTCGACAAAATCATTTTCAAATGTTTTCCATTCGATTGAGCCGATTTTATCAATGACTTGAGATAAACCAAGATATTTCGTTTTTTCTTCTTCACCTGTCTGAAACCATCTATCAACGCTTTTTATATATACACCGCCTAGGCTACGTTGATAACGATATTCTTTGATACGTTCCCATGTTTCAGTATGTTGTTTTGCCAGTAAAGAAGATTGTTTTTCTGGGGAAATTACCCATTCAATACCATCAAATTCACAAATATCAGATGGCGCTTTATCAACTAATAAATACTCTCCCATGTATCGTATAACACACTTATTTAACAAATCATTTTGATCGATATCAAAAACAATATAATTATCGATGTCAGAGGGAGGAGGATATATTTGATAGTCGTTTGGGTTTTCTTTATAGAAATACACTTTCATATTGATTCTCCTATCCAAGTTCTATAACTGATATTTCATACATCACACCGGGCGCGGTAAAATCAATACTCCTCTTATCGGGCCTGATCTTAAATCCACTACCTAAATAAGAACTATTGTTAAGATTTACAAGATATTGTGTTGCGATGAATGCCTCACTATAAAGTTGCGAGATATCACCCGAAACAAACCTATAAACAACATTTACAATTCTATCTGTTAAATCATAGTTAAGGTTAAATGTAATTGTTGATTTAGAGGGATTAGATTTAGCCCCGCTAAATAATATTCTTTTACGTAATGTTTTGTTTGATGCTGTTTTTGCTGTGTCAGCTATACTTCTAGCACTATCCGCTGTTGTTTTTGCTGTGTTAGCTATACTTCTAGCACTATCCGCTGTTGTTTTTGCTGTGTCAGCTATACTTCTAGCACTATCCGCTGTTGTTTTTGCTGTGTCAGCTATACTTCTAGCACTATCCGCTGTTGTTTTTGCTTCATTTGCTTTTGTTACTCCTTCTGCAGCTTTGTTAAACGCGGTATTAACAGCTTTTGGTGTTGCAAATGTCGTAGTTGATGTACTTGTTACACTGCTATCAAAAACGGGTTTATTAATAATACTGCCCCAATATACAGGCAGATTATATCTAGAGGACAAAGCAATCCATTGCGTACCAGTATACTTTTCAAAAATCTTGCTAGTATCATTCCATCGCTTTGCTCCAACTGGTATATTCTGATTATTACCATCATTCCATGTCGCAGTTGCATTAATCGCTTGATGCAATTCATCAACAAAATCAATGTAATTACTATCTATTGTTGGTTTTTTATAATCCGCCATATTTATACTCCTTTCACTACCCAGCCAACATTACCGCTCGCTCGATTGCCATTTTTATCAAACAAAAACACGTAAAATCCCGTTGGATACGGCTCATCTTTAAAATTACTCACTGCAAACATCGGGACTGTTGCTTGCGGTGTCAGTACTGGTAATCCCGCATCAATAAATGGCACCCTAAAATCTACCCAAGTTCCATTTACATCGTTTTTATTTGCATAAACAGTTCCGCCATCTGTTTTGAGCTTTTGATCTAACTTAATATTAATATCATCAATGATGACAGGCTCTGCTGCTTCAGTTACTGTAAGTCTAAATTTTAAGTATCTAAACTTTGTTTCATAGATTGATGCGTCTGTATACTCTCGCCATTCTTCTGTTTCCGCCCCTCTCACCGCTATGTAATATGCAATTTTGTAACTACCTTTACTTATCACTTTTGGTGTAATCGTGATTTTACTGGACGCTAAAATCGTGCCGTAGTCAATAACCTCCTCGTAGCTACCTACCTGTTCTGTTGGTTGTAGATACAATGGATAGCCAGAGTTCACTTGAGATTGTGGACTTGTAAATCCGTTAATCTCATAGTGTTGTCGCCAAGTTTGCGTTGTATTAACAGGCAAATGGAGATTGTTATCGATAGTGCGTGCATTACTAAATATACCGCCATACTCGCTGTTATAATCGTATTTCAGGATATAATCAGGTGGCTCACTGACATTTGCGAGTATAAATTGCTCAACAGCACGATTACCTGCACTGTCAACCGCTCGCACCCAGTATTTGTAACGACCTGCTTTAGTTTCGAATTGCGGAAATGCTAAGCCATCAATACGAGTCAGTAATTCAGCAGTCGCAAAATCATCACCTTTATAGAGTTCGTAATACACAATCGGTAATGATGTACGCGCATTTGTCCATTTCAACATTACATAGTTATCAATAACTTGCTGTGAGATTTGCACGGAATTTGGTGGATAAATCACTAATTCAGCGTTTGCTGCTTCACTTCGATTACCGCCTAAGTCAATCTCTGTCACGGAATATTGTGCATTGCCTGAATAATCCGCCTTAAACTTAAACGATGTACTTTTTACTGTTGCAATAACTTGATTATTTCGTCTAACTTCATACATCTCCGTAGCAAATGAATTGTGAGTTACTTCTGACCATGTCAGCAATACTTCCTCGCCAACAATTTCAGCAGTTAAATCTGGTACTACACCAGCTATAATCTCAACATCAATAAATTGAGGGTTAATAGAATGCACATTTGATGAATCCACCGCCATCAGCCAGAAACGATGTGTACCCGATTGAATAAAACCAGCATTCAGTTCATTTGCTTTCACTTTTGCAACTAATGTTGATGCTTCGAATGATTGCCCCGTTCTCACTTCATAGTGGTCTAAGTCGATATCCGGCACCATATCCCATCTAACAAAACAGCCTTCTTGCGATACAACATAACCCTCCAACCCTGTCACATCATTAGGCGGTCTAAGTTTACCAATGGGGTTGTAGTTGTAAGTGGTTGTCGCTTTTGTCCATGTGCCAAGTACGTTCGCAGTATCAATTTTAATTTGATAATTACCGCCGTCTTTAACGTTCGGAATCTCGATTGTTGCATCATTAGTAATTGGTAGAGTTACCCAGTTGCCGTTACCCTCACGATAACTTAATTGATAGCGTGATGTAGTGCTAGTTGCGGGTACGTAACTCACAACAATGCGTGTTAGTACAGTATTTCCAAGACCTTTATAAATTTCATCAGTAATAACAACATCTCTTACCCCAGTATTGAGCGTAAGATTGCTTGTATCTCGTTCATTAAACGCCCAATCTCGTTCAATGTAGTTATACTTTGACGGATTGTGATCAACCGCGCTAATCGTAAATGTACTATCGCTATTTTCAGCGATGGTAACAACACGATAAAGCTCTGGTAATAAATCCGCTTTCGAGATAATCCATGTGCTATTCTGTGCAATTGTGCTAAATGCGGTATCTACATTAATACTTGATACCGTGCCGCGATTAGTGATATTACGCTGTTCAAGTTTACCGTCTTGATTAATTACGCAAATAATATAATGTTGATTTTGTGCAAGCGTAATCTCTGCATCTAACAAGATTGTTGATGTTGTTGAACCCTCTTTAACACGTCCGCCCATCCGTTCACCTGCTCGATGAACATCAGATACTTGGATAATATCGCCAGGCATTGGAATAACGCCGTCCTGGCCAACGCTAAAGGTTACAACTTCGCTTTCATGTTGTTCGGTGAATAACAACCATTTCCCTACACGTCTTGCTTGACCACGCGATGTACAACCAAACGCGACCACTTCTGTTTCTGATACATAGCCCATTTTGACAATCGCTTCTGCATCTTCTACATACTCAACAGCTTGTTTGAACATATTATTCGGGTCATTCCATGTAACGAGTGCAACATTATGTCGCGTTTTAATATTGCTTCCCGCACGAGTAAACGTCCCATTAACCACGTTAGTATTGTTAAATTGATACACTGGGTCTTTCGGTGCATCTTGTACTAAAGCAAGCGTTCCACTCGCCCAGTAACTCATTGCGCGAAACGCTGAAGCGAGGTCTTTTAATAATTTGTAGGCTTCTTCTCTCGTCTGTAAGTACACATTACAGGTAAAACGAGGTTCCCAACCGCCAAACCCATTCGGTACATATTCATCGCAATATCGGGCAATTTGATATAAAGACCATTTATCTAACATAGAGTCTTTAATATATTCCCCTGCACCGTAAAGCTCGTTAGTGATTAAATCGTAATAAATCCAAACTGGATTATCTGTCCAATCAACCTTAAATTGCCCATTCCAATCGCCATAATATTGCCGTGACCACACATCGTAAATGCAAACAAAACATTCTCAACCGAGAAACCACATTACAAGACTTATGTGATAACGGCTTTGAATTCTCACCAGAACAATATGCAGAGTTAGAAAAATTGGAGAACCAAAATGTATCAAATGAAAGCTAGATGTTCAATGCTCCATAAATTAATGCCGGAAGCAAGAGATAAAACCATCTCAGACACTGCCAAAAGTGCGGTGCGTGAAATCGTGAAATATGACCTCTTTGGCTACCAAGCATTCGAAGGCAACAAATACACAGAAAAAGGGATCGCTTTAGAAAAGCAAGCGATTAAATTAAGTGGCTTAAAACGAGGGCTTGCCTTAAAGAAAAACGAAGAAAGACGAGAAAATGAATGGATTACCGGCGAATGTGATATCTATGTGCCAACCAGAAAACTCATTATCGACACAAAATGTTCGTGGGATATTGGCACCCATCCATTTTTCCAAGATGAAGCGGAAAATAAAGCCCAAAAAGCAGGCTATGATATACAAATGCAGGGCTATATGTGGCTTTGGGATTGCGAAGAAGCACAAATAGACTTCTGCCTATTCCCTACCCCACCCGAAATGATTGCAAATTGGGAAAGCCCTGAAAAATATATCGATCTTGTTGAACAAATACCACAAGAAAAAAGGATTACCACTGTAACAGTGAAACGCAATGATGACATTATCGAAAAAATCATCAAACGTGTTGAGCTGGCACAGCAATATTATCAACAACTTATCGCAGAAGCGATGTAGTACTGCTTGTCTAACTTAGCCAATTTAAACAATATCTAAACGATTTTAGACAATCAAAAACAGATTTAGCATTTAAAATCAAATAGATAGTATTGTTTAAATTAGACGATTTCAGATTATTTTTAGACGAACAGCCCTCAATGGAGGGCTTTTTTATTGGGAATGAATAAATGGAAACAAGCATTATTACCAAGTCTGGATCAATAATTGATTATGTTAATCCAGACCCAGAACAAATTAGGCTAGAGGACATAGCTTATAGCCTATCCAACGAGCCAAGATATTTGGGAAGAGGGAATTGCAATTTCACAGTGGCACAACATTTACTGTACTGCTTAGAAATTGCGAAAGAACTAAGATTATCTCCTTATCTACAATTAAGGGTGTTGATGCACGATTTCGCAGAAGCATACATCAAGGATATACCAACTCCCTTAAAATCTTGCCTTAAAGATTATAAAGAGATTGAGTTAAAAATTGATAAAGCAATAACAACTAGATACGGATTAAGAGAGTTATCTAAAAAAGAAAAAGATAGGGTAAAACTAGTAGATTGGATTGCTTTGCGTGAAGAATCAAAATATTTGGATATAGAGATAGATAACACTCACAGTTTTGTAAAAGACTTGCATGAGGTCGAAGTAAAGCCTATGTACTACTCACCTGCTACTGCTTGTGCATTACTAAAAAAAGCGTTTGCTGATTGTTTGGATAATGCGTTTCGTCAAGCAGAACCGCACACTCCGTACATTATCATACAGGAGGAATGTTAATTTATGAAACCTATCTTAGATGCTTGTTGCGGTAGCCGTATGTTTTGGTTTGACAAGCAAAATCCTAATGTTTTATTTGCTGATAACAGAAAACTAGAAACAACAATGAAAGATAGGGATAAACTCCGCAAACTTGAGATTAACCCTGATGTTATCCACGATTTCACAGATATGCCTTATCCTGATAAATCCTTTAAATTAGTTATCTTTGATCCACCTCACTTAATAAATGGCGGTGATAATAGCTGGCTAGTTAAAAAATATGGAAGGCTTGATCAGGATTGGCAAACACAGCTAAAACGTGGTTTTGATGAATGTATGCGTGTGCTTGATAAGCACGGTACTTTAGTCTTTAAGTGGAATGAAACACAAATCCCTGTTAGTGAAATATTATCGATTATTCAGTATCAACCGCTCATCGGTCACAAATCAGGTAAACACGCTAAAACGCATTGGTTATTATTTTTTAAAAATGAAAACTAGCACGTACATAATGCAGCGGTGCTAGTCATATTAAATTAATCATATCACAACATAGCCACAGTTACAGTGGCTTTTTTTATTTATGGGGACAACTATGTTTTGGTTTAAAAATATTTTTATTTATCGTTTAACTAAAAAATTAGATTGGTCATTAGATACATTGCAAAATAATCTTACTAAATACCAATTTACACCTTGTGGCTCAGCAGACCAAAGTAAATTTGGCTGGCAATCGCCTTTATCAACCAGTGAATTATTACACTTTAGTGCTTGCGGTCAGATTTTATTAGTTGCCCATCGAGAAGAAAAAATCTTACCGAGCAACGTAGTCAAAGAAATGTTAGAAAAGCGTGTTCAAGAATTAGAAGCCGCACAACAACGCAAGCTGAAAAAAACTGAGAAACAAGCGTTAAAAGATGATGTCGTTGCAACGTTATTAACTCGTGCTTTCAGTCGACATCAACGCACAGCACTCTGGATCGATACTACAAAAGATTTAATTTATATTGATGCGGCTTCTAGTAAGCGAGCCGAAGCTGTCTTGGCATTATTAAGAAAATCACTTGGTTCACTGCCAGTAATACCTTTTGCTTTTGCGAAAGAATTGGCTCACACAATGACATACTGGTTACTTAATGATGAATTGCCAAAATGGCTTACCTGTTTAGAAGATGGTGAATTTAAAGATTTTGATAATGGATCAAGCATTCGCTGTAAAAATCAAGATCTCTATGAGAGAGATATTCGAGGTCACTTAACATCAGGTAAATTAGTGACAAAATTAGCCTTAGATTGGGAAAATCACTTGTCTTTTGTGCTTAATGAAGATGCTTCTTTAAAGCGTATTAAATTTGCCGATGTTATACATGAAAGAAATGACGATATTTTGAAAGAAGATATTGCTCAACGCTTTGATGCTGATTTTGTATTAATGACTGGGGAAATATCAGAATTAATGAAAAAACTTATTGATGAGTTTGGAATAAAAGAGAATTGATAACTATGAAACCATTTAATTTAGAAGAAGCTCTTTCTGGTAAACCAGTTAAATTAAGAAATGGTAATAAAGCATTCATTAAATATGTACATACAGAAGATGAAATTAAATTATTTAATATAAGATTTCCTTTAGGTGGATACGCAATTGAAAGAGATGGTACAAGTGGAAAATTGTATTGCTATCCTTATTTTTGGAAGATAGATGGGAGATTTTCTGATTATGATGAAGGCTTCAGTGTGTTTGACATTGTAGAAATGTGGGAAGATCCAAAGCCTAAACGATATGTGAATGGTATTGAAGTATCTGAACCAGTAACATTTAACACAGTTATATTTGGGCAGGCATACTGGTATCCATTACTTGATAGCGAAAATCTTGTAGAGAGGGATATTCTTTACGATGATGACGATAGAGATAAAAAATTAATTAGACGTGGTTTAGTATTTAAAACACAATATGAAGCATTAAAAATGGCTAAAGCATTACTCAATTATAAAGTGGAATATAAAGAAGATTGAATTATACAGTGAATGAATAAGCCTCTTTGATAGAGGCTTTTTTATTTTTAAAAAACATCAATTTACATCATGTCGACGACATAAATTTTGTCGACATCATTAAATAATGGTATTAAAAAATGAAAGATAAATACGAATGGAACAGTGCAGTACAAGAAAATGATGAAGGCTTTGAGCAGTATATCTGTAATGTTGATGATAATGTTACATTAAGCCTACATAAATCATCATTTAATAATGAATATATGGGGAATATTTATAGTAAATATGGAAGTTTTAATCAAGGATTTATTCACTCCGAACTCTCTAAAGCCAAACAGTTAATGCAAAAACAATGGGAAGAAATAGAAAAAGTTGGTGAAAAAAATAAATTAAAAGAAATTGCAGATAATCTAAGTAATTATTCAAATAAAAAGAAAGAAAAGGTCAATAATAAAAGTGAACTTATTGTATGCGCTGCTTTTCTTATGAGATTTTATATAGATGAATTAAATCAGACTAACTATGTAGATATTCCTGTACCAGTAATTAGATATAGCTTGTCATATGGCAGACATCTACTTGAGCTTATTAAAGCTAATAATAATTTATCAAAAGTTGGGAAAGGATTTATTACCAATAAAGGACGGTTTGTTGATAGCAAAGAAGCTTTAGAAATAGCAAAAGCAAATAATCAATTAGATACAGTATCGGTTACGAGCCAGACGAGCTGTCCCCAGAAATGCTTTATTAAGATTATAAATATAAGGTTAGGTATTGATTATGAATAATGAAAAAAATTTAATTAAATCCATCGAGAACTGGTTTAAAGAAGCTAAACCAAAACCAACTGAAAAAGACCAAGCTGTTCAAATTGGTTGTCACTATGAAGAAGTAAATGAGATGGTACTTGCATTGCAAAATTCTCATGACTCTAATTTAAATGATTTACTATATGCAAACTCTTATCATTATAAGAAGTACGTTAATGAATTAAAATTAACTAAATCTCAAAAGATCGAGTTATTAGATGCTCTATGCGATCAAATCGTTACTGCTGTTGGCGTAGCTTATATGCTTGGGTTTGACATTGTCGGAGCATTGCAAGAGGTTAATGATTCTAACTGGTCAAAATTCGAGAACGGAAAAGCTATTTTTGATGAAAATGGCAAAATTAAGAAAGGTAAAAATTACTTTAAGCCGAATTTGGAAAAATTCATACAAGATTAACTTAACGTTTTAATGATTTAACCGCTTTTTAGCGGCTTTTTTTATGGAGATAATGCTATGGAAAACAAGATCGCTTTACTCAGTAAAGAAAAAGTTATTAATATGACAACCCTAAGTTACACGACTATTTGGCGAATGATGAAAAAAGGAGATTTTCCGAAAAGTGTTAGTGCATCAAATCGACGTGTAGCTTGGCTCGCTAAGGATATTGAAAAATGGATCGAAGAAAGATCTTAGCACTAAATCCCTTCACCTCTAATCCACTCATCAACCTTATCCGCCCACGCTTGCATCATCTCACGCCTTTGTACTTCATATTCCGCCTTGTTGTACACGGCACGAACTCCTTGTTGTTCGTGGGCAAGAGATTTTTCAATCCAATCACTATTAAAACCCATTTCGTGCAATAACGTTGAGCCAGTTCTGCGTAAATCGTGGACAGTAAAATAATCAATTAGAGGTTTTTCACGGTTTATATATTTAATACAGTGATCAATTACTCGATTAATAGAACTGTTCGCAATTGGTTTTCCTCTATTTGTTCGACCTGGTAACAGATATGGCGAACCCTCAGAATAAATTTGAAAAGCAATAATTAAATCAAGCGCCTGTTCTGACAAATAAACATTGTGCGTCCGCTTTGCTTTCATTCTTTCAGCTGGGATAGTCCATACTTTGTTTTTAAGATTAATCTCGTCCCAAGTCGCATTGATTAATTCCCCTTTTCGCACCAAAGTTAGCAAAATAAATTTTACCGCTTTGCGTAAAGCAAAATCAGACTGCATTTCATCCAAGGCATTAAAGAATAAATGGATTTCTCTCGGAGATAACACACGCTCGCGTTTTTTAAATGTGGCAATAGATGAATTAGAAATTTCATCGGCAGGATTAGTGTACTTATGCCCTCGAGCAATTGCATAACGATACACATTTGCGATCAAATCTCTTACAAAAATAGCTGTGGATGGCGCTCCTCTTTCTTTTATTTTTTCACAATGCCGCCGAATATCATCTGAGGTAATTTCTATCATCAATCTATTACCGAAAGTATTTTTGATATCTCGCTCATAAGTCGCAATACGTAATGCTTTTGTACTTTCTGCTAATCTAACATCTTCCAAATATCTTTCCGCAAAAGAAGAAAATCGTTCTGCGTTACGAATTTGATTTTTTGCATTACGTTTTTCAGCAGCGGGAGAAATTCCTTCGCTGACTTGTTTCCGAGCAATCATCAATAGCTCTCTAGCTTTAGATAGATTAATTCCATCAACACCATACTTACCGATAGTCAAAGTTTCACGTCTTCCATTAATTCTATAGTCGTATCGAAAAACGATAGAGCCTGATGTTAATACCGCAACATAAAGTCCGTCACGATCAGCAACTTTATACAATTTCTCTTTAGGCTTCAAAGACTTGATTTTTGTATCAGTAAGCATATTATGTCTCCTAATATACCGTTATTAAGTTGACGGTATTTTTGATCTTTTTTAAGAATTACGCAATATTATACCGACATTTATACCGCAAAAAATTTGATATAACTTGAAATGCTATGAAATGCATTGAAATGATAAAAGCCTTGCGTAACAAGGCTTTATCTTTATTTTGAAATATAGTGATATGTTATGAAATGTGAAGATTTTATTCCCACTCAATTGTTGCCGGTGGTTTTCCGCTGACATCATAAACCACACGAGAAATACCATCCACTTCATTGATAATGCGGTTGGAAATTTTGCCGAGTAAATCATAAGGCAGATGCGCCCAATGCGCAGTCATAAAATCAATGGTTTCTACTGCACGTAGGGAAACAACCCAATCATATTTACGTCCATCACCCATTACGCCAACGGATTTAACCGGTAAAAAGACAGTAAAGGCTTGGCTTACTTTGTAATACCAATCAGCTTTATAAAGTTCTTCAATAAAAATCGCATCGGCACGGCGGAGTAAATCGCAATATTCTTTTTTGATTTCGCCTAATACACGTACACCTAAACCCGGTCCCGGGAATGGATGGCGATTCAACATTTCAGCCGGTAAGCCAAGTGCCAAGCCGATTTTACGCACTTCATCTTTGAATAGTTCGCGTAACGGTTCGACTAAGCCAAGTTTCATATAATCCGGTAAACCGCCTACGTTATGGTGAGATTTGATAACGTGAGCTTTTCCGGTTTTGCTGGCAGCGGACTCAATTACATCTGGGTAAATAGTGCCTTGAGCCAACCATTTTACGCTGGTGAGTTTTTTAGATTCATCATCGAAAACATCAACGAACACTTTACCAATGGTTTTTCGTTTTGCTTCCGGATCTTCAATACCTTTTAACGCATTTAAGAAACGATCTTCAGCATCGACACGGATAATATTTAGACCGAATTTATCACCGAACATTTCCATAACTTGATCGGCTTCGTTTAGGCGCAGCAAGCCGTTATCTACGAAAACACAGTGTAAGTTTTTACCAATAGCGCGATGTAATAATAGGGCAGTGACGGAAGAATCCACGCCGCCGGACAACCCTAAAATCACTTCATCATCACCCACTTGTGCTTTAATTCGAGCCACAGCATCCTCAATAATATTTTCAGGCGTCCAGTTACGTTCACAGCCACAAATATCAACAACGAAATTGGTTAGAAGGGCTAATCCGCTTTGTGTATGTGTAACTTCAGGATGGAATTGCACGCCATAAAAATGCCGTTTTTCATCCGACATAGCAGCAATAGGGCAAGTTGGTGTAGAACCGGTTACTTGGAATTCAGGCGGAAGTTTAGTGACTTTATCGCCGTGGCTCATCCAGACATCAAGTTTATGTTCACCGTCATTTAAATCTTTAAATAATGCAGTTTCATTTTTTAACGCAACGGAGGCATAGCCGAATTCGCGGTGATCAGAGCTTTCTGTCAAACCGCCTAACTGCATTGCCATTGTCTGCATTCCGTAGCAGATGCCTAATACAGGCACATTGGCATTGAAAACATATTCAGGTGCACGCGGGCTGTTATCTTCGGTAGTACTTTCAGGACCGCCGGAAAGAATAATACCTGTTGGGTTAAAATCGCGGATCTGTTGTTCCGTGACATCCCAAGCCCATAATTCACAATATACGCCGATTTCACGCACACGGCGGGCGATAAGTTGAGTATATTGTGAACCGAAATCTAAAATTAAAATTTTATGATTATGGATATTGTTCATATTTCTCTCGAGTTTGTTGGATGATTTAGGTTAATAGATTTTGTTGCGTAATCAATTGCAAAATAGCATTCATATCAGGCGCAATGTAATCTGCTTGAGATTGATCAACGATCATTCTTTTTTCTTCATACGCAATAACTGTTAATCCTGCTTTTTTTGCCGCTAAGATTCCATAATAAGAATCTTCAATCGCAATCGCATTTTGTGCAGAAACTTGTAATGTATTTAATGTATATTGATAAATTTCCGGATTAGGCTTACTGGCAGAAAACATTTCACCACTAACAATAAGATCAAAATCTTGCTTAATGCCACAAGTTGACAAGATATTTTCAATATGAGTAAGTGGAGAAGATGATGCCACAGCTAATTTAATATTATTCTGTTTTGCAAAATAAATAATATTTTTTATTTCCTGTCGGAAAATAGAAACGAAATCAACTTGGCTAAATATCTGATGAAAAAAATCACGATATTGTTGTCTGATTTGTTGCAGTGATAAAGACGTTCCACTCAGCTTTTTGATAATTTCCGGAATATCATTTAATGATTTCCCGACAGTCTCTGATTGTTGCTCTAAAGTAATCGGGCGATTATGTTGTTTTAATTTCTCAATAAACTCTTTTTGTAGCATAAATTCGGTATATTCAGTGTCAACAATAACACCATCCATATCAAAAATAATTGCTTTTAACATATTTACCCTAAATAGTTTTATGAATTAAATCATCGGATGAATTTATCTAAAATAGATACAAATCATTCATTGAGTTCTTGTAATCGTTCTCAAAAAAGTTAAGAAAAACTAAAGAAAACGGTCAAATTTAAAAAGTGCTAAATTTGACCGTATTGATTTATTATCCCATTCGATAATTCGGTGCTTCTTTAGTAATGGTGACATCGTGAACGTGGCTTTCTTTAATGCCGGCACCACTAATGCGTACAAATTGGGCTTTAGTACGTAATTCATCAATAGTTGCACAACCGGTTAAGCCCATACAAGAACGCAACCCGCCCATTTGTTGGTGGATAATTTCTTTTAAATAGCCTTTATAAGCGATGCGGCCTTCTATTCCTTCCGGAACGAGCTTATCCGCGGCGTTATCGGATTGGAAATAACGATCTGATGAACCTTTCGCCATTGCACCAAGAGAACCCATACCACGATAAGATTTAAAGGCACGACCTTGATAAAGTTCAATTTCACCGGGTGCTTCTTCGGTTCCTGCTAGCATTGAACCGACCATTACACAATAAGCACCGGCTGCAATAGCTTTAGCAATATCGCCTGAATAGCGGATACCACCATCTGCAATAACAGGAATACCACGATCTTTTAATGCTTCTGCGGCATCTGCAATAGCGGTAATTTGTGGAACGCCAACACCGGTAACGATACGAGTTGTACAAATGGAACCCGGACCGATACCAATCTTGACCGCATTTGCACCGGCATCAGCTAAAGCAAGTGCGCCTTCAGCGGTAGCAACATTACCGGCAATAATTTGCAAATCAGGATATTTGGCACGAGTTTCACGCACGCGTTGTAATACACCTTCAGAATGACCGTGAGAAGAATCAATTAATAAAACATCAACGCCGGCTTTAACCAATGCATCAATGCGTTCTTCATTACCGGCACTTGCGCCAACTGCTGCCCCGACACGTAAACGACCGAATTCATCCTTACAAGCATTCGGTTTCTGTTCAGATTTTTGGTAATCCTTGAGCGTAATCATTCCTTTTAATTTGAACTGATCATTAACAACGAGGATTTTTTCAACACGATGACGATGCATCAATGAGAAAATGTGATCACGATCAAAAGAATCCCCTTCAGTAACGGTTACAAGGCGTTCTTTTGGTGTCATTACTGAAGTAACAGGTAGGGATAAATCAGAAACGAAGCGAGTATCACGACCGGTTACGATACCAAGTAAATCGCCTTCTTCTGTTGTTACCGGATAACCGGCGAATTTATTTTTTTTCGTTAATTCCGCAACTTCCGCTAATGTTGTGGTTGGACGAACGGTAATTGGATCATTCACAATACCGCTTTCAAATTTTTTCACTTTACGTACACGTTCAGCTTGGCGTTCAATACTCATATTTTTATGGATAAAGCCGATACCACCTTCCTGTGCAAGGGCAATCGCCATTTTCGCTTCAGTTACGGTATCCATTGCGGCAGACAGAATAGGAATATTTAAACGGATTTTTTGAGTAAGTTGAGTTGAAAGATTTGCCGTATTTGGTAATACGGTGGAGTGTGCAGGAACAAGAAGAACATCATCGAAAGTGAGGGCTTCTTTAATTACTCTAAGCATTGCAATATCTCTCTTTGTTAAAAGTGAATAAATAAAATGATTGAAAAATATTGCGGCGGCATTATACAGATTTTTTCTTGAAATGAAAATCTCTTTTAACATTTTTAGGCAAACGTTTGCTTAAAAATAATGCCTAAACCTTTTTTCTATTTGCATTATAATAACGCTGAATTATTTTTATTGAAACAATGGGGTTAAGTATGACTGCACAAACTGGCATTTTATTGGAACACTGCAAAGCGGCAATTTTTATTGAAGCAAAGATTACAGATTTTTCAACAGTAGCTCAATCTTGCAAAGATTTAGTCAAAGCAACGGAAGCCTTACAGCAGCAATATCCTGATGCGCGTCTTTACAGCATTGTTGCTTTTGGCAATGATGCTTGGAGAAAGTTATCCGATCAGGCGGATGCCACAGAATTAAAATCTTTTACGCAATTAGGCAAAGGCAATTTAGCAGCACCGGCAACGCAGAATGATCTATTGATTCATATTCTTTCATTGAGAAATGATGTAAATTTTTCTCTTGCACAGCAAGCGTTACAAATTTTTGGCGATGCCATTGAAGTGACAGAAGAAACACACGGTTTCCGTTGGGTAGAAGAACGAGATCTTACCGGCTTTATTGACGGTACTGAAAATCCGGCGGGCGATGAATTGCGTAGATCGATTGGTTTAGTGGCTGACGGCATCGATAAAGATGGCAGTTATGTGTTTACTCAACGTTGGGAACATCAGTTGGATAAATGGGCAAAATTGGATCAACATAAACAAGAACAAGTGATTGGACGAACAAAACCGGACAGTGTCGAACTTGATGATGTGCCGCCGACCTCTCACGTTGGTCGTGTTGATTTAAAAGAAAACGGTAAAGGACTTAAAATTATTCGCCAAAGTTTGCCATACGGTACAGCGAGCGGTAAGCACGGGTTATTTTTTATTGCTTACTGCGGTACATTACACAATATTGAACAACAATTATTAAGTATGTTTGGAGAAACTGACGGTAAAACAGATCGTCTGTTAGGTTTTACGAAACCGGTTACCGGCAGTTACTATTTTGCGCCTTCGTTGGAGCGTTTATTAAATTTGTAGTGTAAAAGTTATTCTGGCGGCAAGTGATTGATAACTTTAACTTTCATTTTTCTCACTTTCTGCTAGAATAGCCGACAATTTGGGGCTGATCTAGGATTCGACGGGATTAGCGAAGCCCAAGGTGCATGTCGAGGTGCGGTAGGCCTCGTAAATAAACCGCAAAACAATAGTCGCAAATGACGAAAACTACGCTTTAGCAGCTTAATAACCTGCGTAAAGCCTTCTCTCCCTAGCTTCCGCTCGTAAGACGGGGATTCAAGAGGAGTCAACTTAAACGAGATCGTGTGGAAGCCGCCGTTTGAGGATCGAAACACTAAATTGAATCAAACTAGCTTAGTTATCGCGTGTCTGTCCGCAGTGATTGAGTGAAATTAAAGACTAGACTAAACATGTAGTGCTGAAGGTAGAGGAATTTCGGACGGGGGTTCAACTCCCCCCAGCTCCACCACTCAAATATCTCATCAAGTGTCAAATGGCTCAAAATCTTAGGAAAAATAAGGATTTGAGCTTTTTTATTGCGTCATAAAGTGTCAATCGGTATCATATGAATTCAAAATTTTAGTAGTAAAAATAGTAGTAAGATTTTTAGTAGTAAGATTTCTTACTACTAAAATGATGAGAAGACAGGATTTATATGGCACGAACCGTCAAACAGCTTACCGTTACTCAAATTAATAACGCTAAAAGTAGAGAAAAAGTTTACTACCTTTCTGATGGGCAGGGGTTGCGTTTAGCTATTAGACCTAATGGCACGAAGACTTGGTTATTTAATTATACTCGCCCTTATCTTAAAACGCGTACAGATAAAACCATTGGGGCTTATCCTGATGTTTCTTTGGCTGATGCAAGAGCGAAAGCGCAAGAGTATCGAGAATATTTAGCGAAAAATTTTGATCCGCACACCGTTGAGCAAGAAAAGGAGATTATCGAAAGGAATAAGCTCACCAATACGTTTGCAGCGGTGGCGCGTGAATGGCTTGTTTATCGTGAGAAGATCGGCAAAGAGCAGAAGAATTATTCCGAAAGGACAAGAATTGATACGACTCGTCGTGTGAATGGGGCGATTGAGGTGATTGGTGAGATTCCCTTTGATCAGATTACGCTGAAGCACGGGCTTGCTGTTTTAGAGCCGTTTCGGGCTGCCGGTGCGTTGTTTGAATTGAAAAAGCGTTATCTTGTGCTGAAAATGATTGCGGAATATGCGGAGCGTTTTGGTTATTGGGAGAAGAATGTTTGGCGTTATTTGGGGGCGGATTTGCCAACGCCACCAAAAGATAGCCATCACGCGGCGATACGTTATAAAGATTTACCTGATTTTTTGCAAACGTTGCGTCAAGCCAGATTGGCTTATTCCTCACTGTTGGCGATTTTATGGGGGTTGTTAAATGTCACCCGAGCAAGTGAAACTGTGAGTGCGAAACTGGATGATATTGTGGAAATGGATGGGATGCTTGTATGGATCGTTAAAGTATCGAAAGGCGGTAAAGGGGAGCGAGAACATCTTGTACCGTTGAGCAAACAGGCGCAAACCTTACTTCGTTATGCTAAAAAACAGGCTAGACAGGGTTATTTATTTCCGGCGGTGAAAAGAACCGCACCGTTGTCGCATTTAAATGCGCAAACACCTAATGATGTGATCAAAACAATGGCAGGTGGAAAATTTAAAGGCGTGATGACAAACCACGGCATTAGAACCGTATTTAGTAGTTATTGTAATGATAACCGTCTTGAATTGGGGTTGGATAAGGATGTGATTGAAATCTGCCTAAGCCATTTAGATAGCGATAAAGTTCGCAATGCTTACAATAGGGCGGAATATTTACCTTATCGCCTTAAAACCTTTCAGGCTTGGGCAGATTATGTGGAGGAATGTGCTAGGGGGTTGTTTGACGAGCTGCGTTCTGATTTGGTTTCATAAATTCAAGCAGATCGCTTTCGGCAATGAGTACAGAACAACCAAATTTATAGGATTTGAGTTTGCCGGTTTTGATAAAACGTTGGATAGTGGATTTAGAGCCAATGCCTTTTTTGACTAAATCGCTTATTGAAAAATATCGTTCGTCTAGTTGCATAGTATTTCTCCAATAAAAAGCCCCGACTAGCGGGGCGGTTGGTTAGTTGATCATTGATATTGTTGTTCCGCAATAATGCCCGTCGCAGTCTGAACCTAAATCGAGTTCATACGCACACCACAACAAGCCGATAATCATTAAAATTCTGAACATAATTTCACCTTTTGATTTGATAATTTTGTCAAATCAATGACTAAACTTTAATCAATTTACTGAATTTAGGTTGAGCAAAACCGCCACGCTTTAAAAATAAAGTGCGGTCGGTTTTTATTGAATTTTTAGAAGTGACCTAATCGCTTCGGTTGTGGTTGTTCGTCAAGCAGGCTTAACATTCCTTTAATGAACATAATGCGTTCGCTTTTGGCTTGAACATATTTTCGAGCTTTCTCTAAAGCGTTTTCGGTTGGCATATTAAGGTTATAGAGGTAATGCCCTCCGATAAATTTGTCTATATCTCTGCCAAGATGTGGGTATTCCTTGCGTATTTTTTCGCCCATTTCGAACGCCCCACGGAGAGAATGATATAGATTAGCAATAATGCGGATCGCTTCTTCGTCTGCTTCTGCTTCAGCAAGGGGTAACGGTTGTTGTCTTGGTTTATTCCAATAATCAAACAACGCTTGATAACATTCTCTTTTGTAGGTGATGAGTGTTTCTCTGATTTCAGGTTTCACTCGTTTTACATCAATGCCAAATAGCCAGCCGTTGAGGTATTGGATTGGGAGGCAGACCATCTCTTGCTCTCCGCCATTTGTAGGTGTGATCATCACGATCACACCTTGGGAAAGCACTTCATCTCTTTTAATTCTTTCATATTGAGCATTCCACGCCAAACCAATATTTTCACAGATCGGCTTCATTGCAACATAGTGAATATTGTTTTTTTCAAATGTAGTCAAAGTGCGGTTGTAAAATTGGATTGTTTGAAGTTGAGTTTGAATTGACATAATAGCCTCTGTAATTTTCGAAATTTTGCTAGCCAATTTAAGGTGTTCTTATAACACGAATACCTTTTGAAATTGGTGATCGAGCGGTTCGAAAGCCTACAGCAGGCTGGAGTTATTCCCCTTTCAGGTCTTGTATTCCTCACCCACTCGATCATAGATTGAAATTACCATTTTTGTCCAAACTTGGCTGAGAAAAAGGAGAAACACCAAAATTTAGATACAAAAAAACCGCAATGGATTTAGGTCTTGCGGAACTGACCGCTGTAAGGTTTCGACACCTATGGGGTTAATATAAAAGAAAATCCTGTTGAGGTCAACAGGGTTTATATAATTCATATCGCTTAGTTTTAACGTTTATTTATAGCGTTCACTATAAAGCACGTACTACCTATGATAGCCAAAACAGCACCTATTACACAATAGGTTAGTTATCATATTTTAGTTCGCCGGCACCAACACCTATGAAAACCCTATTCATTACAAAAAGTTGGATAATCATTACACCGATTAACAAGTAAGCATAATGTGATTTTAAGGTAATATCATTTTCTTTATCATCGTTGTCGAGTTTCTTTGATCGTTGTTCTTCTTCGTCGGTTTTAGCCCAACTTTCTTCATCTTTAGCACTTTTTTCCGCTTTTTCTTTGATGATATCTTTTTCTCGTTCTCGTTCTCGTTCTCGTTCTCGTTCTCGTTCTCGTTCTCGTTCTCGTTCTCGTTTCTTTTCTTCTGAAACTTGATGAATAAATTCTTCAAATTGAGGCTGGGACATTTAACTAATAACCTTTTAAGGAATCTAAGCGATAGTTTAATGCTTCAGCAGACACTCTAAGAATAGCTGACTGTTCAATTACTATACTACGATTTGATAGGTCTAACTTTTTTAAATAGCTTTCAGGCATTAGTAGAGCTGCTGCGAATTTATTGGCAAAAATTTCTTCAGTATCTGTTCCACCGCTTGATTTGCTATTTCTATAATCAATTTTTTCATAGTTCTTTAGTTCAAGAATAAATGTATTATAGATATAGTGTCCAATTTCGTGAGCGATGGTAAAACGTTTACGAACATCAGGATCAGATTGATCTACTAAAATTATCGGATAATCCATACCTTTAGTTTTTACCAATGCTCCTGATGCATCGCCAGGCAAATTATCGTAAACAACGTTAATTCCGAAACACTTTGCAATAGCAATGGGATCAACAGGAATAACTTTATTCCAAAAGCTGTTAAGTACAGTTTCTGCAAAATATGCTGGATTTTGATGGCTATTCACGGTGTTTTCCAAATATAAAAATATTCTTATTTATCAATAAGTTTTATTGCTTAAAAAGGTTTGGTTAGCAAATCAAAACTTGACAATTTGTGTGTATGATATAACAAAATCTTACTTTTAAAAATACCGCAATTTATCTTTTGGTGAAAAAAGCCCTCATTTGAGGGCGGTTGTCTTAATTCCAGTTAGCGGTTTTTGTCAAATTATTTTGTTAATGGTGTCGCCATTTTATCAATCACGGTTTCAATCGGTGTGGCATTAATTTCTTTTTCAAAAACTTTTGTTGGCTTGTCGCCTAAATTATCTAGGGCGATTTGCAGCAGTTGTTTTTGCATTTCAGGATCTTGTTCTTGAATTTGTTTTTTATAGCCTTCAAACGCCATTGCAGATGAGTATTTATAAGCATAATCTTCACGCAGGCGGAATAGATAAGCACGTTCACGAGCTTTTATCCAAGCAACAATTAATAGCGGCAATCCTATGGCTGACTTAGCTAAGAATTGCGACCACATCAGTGCATTTTCAGCGTTAAAACTGCTTGAAAAACCCCAGTAGGAAATGCCGACAATGCCAAGCAAAGAGAGAATTAAAAAGGCATCCGTCCATTGCATTTTTGTATTTATGTCATCAGCTTGTTTTTTGAATGCGCCTGCCATACTAGCACGGTTGGCATCTTCGATGATATTTTGTATTTCTTGTTCCTGCTTTTTGAATAAGGTAATCATATTCTCAATTTCCTTTTTGTAGGTTTCTATCTTGGGCTTATCTATTTCAGATTGTTTCGATAATAATTCAATGGATTTTGATTGATCTGATGCTGCTTTATGCCAATCAATCATTTCATCAGTAAGGCTATCTAGTTCGGTATGCCATTGTTTAATTTCTTCTGACTGCTTTTTGTTGATTTGATAAGCATCATTAGCCAGTTTTAATTTTTCTAGCTCTTTTTCAATTTGCTGTTTTAGTTCAATGAGTTCCGCTTTTGTTGTTCGCATTTCTTAATCCTATATTTCAGGTACAAAAAAAGCCGTTAAAAAACGGCTTGAAAGTGCGGTTATCTTAATCCGAGGTTTGGGCGGTGTCAATGATATTTTATGCTTGAATTATTATGTATTTAGCATTTAGCTATCCACGAAGGAATTTTAAAAATAGGTGAAACATCACTTGATGTTGCGGTGCTTGAAAATGATGTTCGTATTATTTCCACTGCATCTGTTTTTCAGGCGTTAAATCGCCCTACTCGTGGGACGAGAGGTGCTTCAATCGTTGAAAATGAAGAGGTGATCAACTTACCTGCTTTTATGGACGCAAAAACCTAAAACCATTTATAAATCAATATGTTATTGATGTGATCAAACGTATCAAATTTAAAACTATTGTCTAATTTAAACAATACATTTTTCTCCTAAATCATATAGCCCTTACCGAAATGTTGCATTTTCTTGATTGGTTGAATATTCGCGCCTGTTAAGGTTTTAATGCGATTATTGATAAAGGTTTTGGTTAAATCCGCCGTGGCGAAGTTGTAGCGTTCACCGCCAAAGTAGTGGTTAACTTGTTCAATCATTTTGCCGTGTAAGTTCTTTTTAATGATTTCAACTGCATAGCAACCTAGCCCTTTAGGGGAGCGAAAAATTTTCCAGTAGCGATCCGCCACGTTTCGGTGACGCACGGTTTCCATTAAAACCGGTTTCGGTTTTGGTGGTGGCGTTTTGTTTTCCGTTATGGGGGCTTTGTGTTTGTGGTTGTAATAGGGGTTGATCTTTTTCAAAAATTCGTAATAACGGTGTGCGTCGTGTTGCTTTCCCCAGCAGTACAGTGAGGTGGCACAAACGCCCAATTCTTTCGCCACCTCCCTTGGTGGTTTGCCTAGCTCGTACATTTTGTTTAGGAAGGCTTTTCTTTCTTCGATGGTGTAAGCTCTGCCCATTATTTTGCCCTCAAATGATGTCTAATTTCCGCTTCGTGTTCCGGCGTGAGCGGTGTTTGTAGCTCACCGTGCGTTTCTTTCCACTCGTTATTCGCCCATTCTTTCCACGCTAATTGTTCTTCGCTTAATTCGGTTTCGAGGTTTAGCGTGTGGTCGTAATAGTCGGTGTCTTTGTCGTATTGGGCAGCGTGTGCCGGTTGGCAACTGATGCCGAGCACGGTGGCGATAATCAATGCGGCGATGAGGTAAAAGGGTTCGTGAGTGAATTTCATTTTTTGTTTCCTTTTGTGTTTGGCGATTTATTTCTCCACGCTCGCCAACGTGGTATATTGGCGTTGCCACACAACCAATATAGGGGATAAATCATGTTAAATTCTGCTTATATTTGCCAACAAATACCTATGGAAATTCGCCCATTTTTTAAAATTGAAATGGCAGAAATTTCGGAAAAACACGCACATTTGTTGGATAATATTGCTCAATCTATTCAGACCATTTCGCAATTTGTTCATCTGAACAAAACGGTGAATGTAATTGTTGGTTCGTGTCCATTTGAACTGTCAATGTCAAATTCAGTTTTATCGGTACAGATACTTGAACCTGCTCTACACATAGCGATTGAGAACTTTGTTTTTCTTGATTTGAATGTGATGTTGTCATTACCTCCTTCGCTTCAGAAAGCTTGTGCGGTGGAAGAGCTTGCTCACGTTTTGATGAATATCCGTGATGAACATCTTGTGAAAATGGTTGTCGCTGAGATGTTGCCTGATGTGGCGTATCAAAATGGGCGATATGTTCCCGTTTAATGTCGCTGTAGTTCAGTTTGTTTGCATAAATTACATTAGAAGAAATCATTTTTTGCTCCTTATTTGAACAATTTACTGAATTTAGGGTGCAAGAAACCGCCTCACGTTTTCGTGAGGTGAAGCGGTGGTGAAAATTAACGTTTGGTTAAGTGATAACCGCGTTGTGTGGTGGTTTTACCTAACACCTGTTCAAGCGTGCGTTTTGGCAGTTGGTTGGCAGAACCGAGTTCGGCGTTAGCAATCAGTTTGTTAATAAGCGGTGCCATATAGTGGTTAAATTCGCCATATTCCCGAGATTGGCTGTGTGCTGAGGGAAGAAAGTTCGATCCGATTTTTTCTAGCGGTTCGATTAGGCTGTTGATGAAGTTCAACATATTGTGGTTGATAAACCAAAGCCAAAGCAAATCCTCCAGTTCCAGTGCGGTAAGCGTTCTGTTGTAGGTTTTGGGTTTGGGTAAAGCAAGTTGTTGCTGTTTCACTTCGCCTTTGTGCATTGCAAGAAATGCTCGCAAGACAACAAGATGAAATTTGGGGCTTATCCACATTGCATAGGATAGGACGAGTTCTTCGCAAGCCCAAGTGCCTTGAATGTTTCTACCTCTTAAAGTTTTGAAGATCAGATCTGTGCTTCTAACTTCTTTTGAAATTTCATTAATTAAATCTTTTGTTGTTTCAAGTCTTATAAATAAGCTAGGGCGATGTTTTGGATCATTACCACTGACGAGATGAAGATCATTTAATGAATATAGACCGTTTAAAGTACGAATTGATGTATTGAGAATTGTTAATTTTGACATTTTATGCCTCCTAGTCTTATTAGTTATTGCCACTTAGTGGGTGGCGGGTTTCAACTACCGAGACTAGTCGGCGGAACTTATTCCCCATAGGGTATTTTATTAGGTTCTCTCAACCCGCCATAACTGGCAATACCTAAATTTTAGGCATAAAAAAACCGCTTATTGGCAGGTTGCGGATAACCGCTAGTCTTGTTAGTTGCGATTATCGTAAGCCAAATGGCGGATATTGTCAATATAATTCTGAAAGTTCCCAGTTCTGACACTGGTGTCAGGAGGTTCGAAAGCCTGTAAAGGTTAGGCTGGAGTTATTTCCCGAAGGTCTTGTATTCCTCACCCTCCCGACATAATCAGGATTTCGGCATAAAAAAAGACCGCACTTTGGCGATCTGCTTACTACCGCCTTTACTAGGTTTCGACACCTATGGCGGAATAGTAAAATAAAAATCCCACGTTGTAAAGTGGGATTTGAGGCTATTTTTTTGTTGCTTGCGATAAAACTTGAAAAAATGTTGGGTAAAGTCGTTCGATAAGCTGGCGAACTTCTCGCATTTGTTCAAAATTTAAATTTGGCAGTCTTTCGATGATTTCCTTTTGCATATTTTGACGTGCGGTTTCTTGTGTTTCACGCACTTCACCAATCAATTTATTAACGGCTTCTTCTTCAGTGAGTTGGTGAGTTTGGGCGTATTGTTTAATCCATTCCTGATTTTCTTTGCTCACTTTCATATTCTATCCCTTTAGATATAAAAAAAGCCGCTAACGTGCGACCAATCCCGACTTTCGTTTGAAAGTGGGGTTATCCTAAATTAAAGGGCGGTGGTTGTCAAATAAAAAATATATTTAAAACTATAAAAATAGTTTGCATTTGATTGTAGTTTTAACTATAATAATTTCATCAAGTGAGGGCTTGATACAAGAAACCCCAGCTTGTGGAAACTGGGGCAACTCGGAGTAAGAATGATGAAATCCGTACAAATCATCATAATCTTATTAGTGTTGATGTTGGTAAGCCTGCCAGCTTACTAAACACTAATTCAGCGGGGGATATGTGAGAGTGTCCCCCAATGACTCCAACTATAACAACTCAAAACTTAAAAATCAACAGGAACTCAATATGGCAATGACAAAAAAAGAAATCCAAGACCGGTCAGATAAAAAACGCGGCGTGCGGATGGTTGGCTTTAAGCTGAAAGAAGAAACCATTTCACGCTTAGCAGAATTAAGCGAACGCACAGGGAAATCCAAAACCGCCCTAATTGAAGAGATGATTTGGAATTATTAATTTACCGTTGTTTTAATCCGAAGTGGGGCGGTGTCAATAAAATCCAACTTAGTGAAGCCCCTTAATTTCGTGTTAGAATAAATGTGTTCAATACCTCTCCATTAACAATCCAAAAAGGAGCTTCCTATGTGGGATTCATTATCCAAAAACTGTCTTTCCCAGATTTCAGCAGCTCGATCACATTCACGTGGATCGAAGCTGTCGTCAGGGTCATACTCTTGATCTTCTTGATTGATTGGTAATTCTTCTTCAAATGTGTCGTAGTCGTTCATTGTGTTTCTCCTTTCTCTTTTCTTTTTAAAATCAACTCGTTAAATTGGCTTTAAAAAAAGCCCTCACAAGGATGGCGAAACCAAACGGAGTTTATATGCAAGTGCCTTTCTTTATACTTGTAAGGCTCAAGCCCCTTATTGTCTCTCACAACGCTAAGGAATATAATCAAAACTCTCTCACAACAAATAAGGATTAAATTATGTATAAAGCAATGTCTGAAAAACTAGCTATTCAATTCGCAAGTAAAGTAATTGAGTGTAGTCCAATAACCATTTTTAATGATAATAGCCTTAACCCTGAAGACAAAGCTAAACAGTTAAGTGATTTTATTTCTGCATTAGCTAAAGATTTTGAAAGTAATCTGTCTGAATTCAATAATTTACCTAAGCTTGATTAATTATTTTTATTGATTTAATAAGTTCATTAGTTAGTTCACTAGGGTTTAAATGCTTTAAATTAATAGCATTATCAAATACTGCCTGCCTGATTTGCGATTTATCTTCATCAGACAGGCTTCCTTCTACAACATCTAACTTCAACTTTTTAGGATTTCCTAACTGCTCGTTTAAGAGGATTTGTTTAATCATTTCGTAGTTTTCATTTTGATTGGTCATAATAAATTTCCTTTTAATTCAATTTAGAAACGCACTAAATTAAGTTCTGGCTTAATATTCTTAAATTGATATGTTGCAATCATATCCGGATATTAAACGGATCTCTTAATCAATGCGTTTCCTAATGCCTGCTTAGCCGCCTATCACTAAAATTTTCTCAAAATCCAACATAATTATTGGTTAAACAGGCATTAGATAACGGTTCGTGGGCTTGTTCGCCTAAAATTCCCCAACCGTTGTAGCAACGATTTCTCGTCGTGGTTTTCCACTCAAGCCGGTAAGCACCTACCCTTAATTTCCTCTTCCACCTCTCTTAGGTCAAGGAACACAGTATCTGCTCGGAGTCACTAACCTTAAATCAGGTTATCACTTACAAGCCTTTGCCACGCCAATCTGTTAAAGAACAATGAGATGTTATCTCGTTTTGATGTGGTTATATTACTTGCGGTTTTATATTTTGTAAATACCGCAAGTTATATTTTATTGTATTATTTGCGGTTGTTTTTGGTAAATAATTGAGAAATAAAGAAATAAATTTTTAGGAGAGGTGGTTGATTGGTTGGATTTTGAGCAGAGAGGAGTGTGTCGCTGTTTGGAAAAGTGAGACAGCTAAACTTCTTGCCTATATGTGTGAATTATAGTTTACACTTATCGGAAATACGTTTTATAATATGCGTATGATTTAAGGAGCAAAAATGATTCAGATAAAATCAACAGAAACCTTTGATAAATGGCTAGATAATCTTAAGGATTTGCGGGCAAGAGCTAAAATTCAAGTGCGGATTAAGCGATTACAGCTTGGCAATTTTGGTGATGTAAAGCCGATAGGTGAAGGGTTATCTGAATTAAGAATAACAGAAGGGAAAGGCTACCGTCTGTACTTGAAAAATCAGAATGGGGTGATTGTGATTTTGTTATGCGGTGGTGACAAATCCACACAGAAAGCGGATATTGAAAAGGCAAAATCTTTAGCAAAAGAGTTAGGAGTTTAGTATGGTTGAGAAATTACACGATTTTGATATGTCCGAACATTTACGCACAGAAGAAGAAATACAGCTTTATCTTAATGAGATTTTAAGTGAGGGTGATATTGATTTATTGCTTTCTGCGTTAGGTGATATAGCGAAAGCGAGAAATATGAGTCAAATTGCCCGAGAAGTAGGAATAACGAGAGAAGGGTTATATAAAGCGCTTTCTGGGCGAGGCAATCCCACATTTGCTACTGTGTTTAAGGTCATGCAGGCGTTAAACTTGAATTTAGAAGTAAAACACGCTTAACTTGAACTAAGTAATGTTCTTAGTTTGAGAAAATGATTAAGCACGGAAGAATAATGATTAAGTAAGGGGTATAGACTTATCTATTGTTTTGAAATTATTGATAATTTTTTAGTTAAGCAAGTTTTGGGATGAAATAATCGAGGTAAAATAAAACCGCCAGATGGCGGCTTATTGATTAGTTAATATAGCAATAGGATTGTGGAGGAGTTCCTGATGGTAGTATATCTGCAATTTCCAGTGGCTCATCATATAACTTAAATGAGTCAATCTCAAGCGCATAGGCTAGATCTCTTGCTGAAAAATATTGGTCAAAGAAACTTTTAGTGATGCCAGAGAATTCCTTTGTTTTTTCCCAAAGAGATTCTGGTGTATAAGATAGGGTATCTTTCACTTTAAATTCGCCGACCACTTTTCCTACTGGCATTGTAGAATATACAACAACAGACGTTACTTCCCCTCGTTTTGGTAGAGACTTTCTAAATTCAAATTTTTTTTCACCCGAAATAATTTTTTCTACAAACTCAGGCTTGATTGATAATAAAACTTTCATCTGCTTGAGACAACCTTAAAATACAATTAAATTGATCATTAGATATATGTTGTAATACTATTCTAGTCTGATCTTCTATCACATTATTGTCAAGTAATTCTTTACGGTTAGTTCTTTTTGGCAAAGCCATATTATAAGTAAATCGAATAATGTAAGGGTATCTTTTTTCTCGATAAAATTTGGATAATTCTGACGAAGTAAAAACACTAAATTTGGCGCAATACTGCAAATATGCATCTTCGGATGGGAACTCAGAGATATGTTTTACCTCTTCAACGACGCATATAGAAGATACGACTGCTCGGTAGTACGCGGGGCCATTACCGTCCCCAGTTCGATATATTACAAGAACATCTCCCCTTCTCAACATATTGGCATTGTAAGCTGCAGAGATATAGATTTTATGAATACTGTTGGAATGAGATACATCTTGAACGATGTTGGGCGATTCGTTAAATAATCTAGATTCTGGGAATAGCCTTGTATGATATAAAGGGTGGATCGCCAACAAGAATTTATTTGTTGTAGAAGGAATATAAGGGTAATCAAGTAGGATGTCTCCAACTGCAAGATGCATATTTCTTGCATAAACATATTCTATGCCATTAGATGTTTGTTTTTGACCTGCTTGATAAAATCCATATTGCGTAAATAAGCTAATCAGGTAAGTATGTTTTTCAAAGACAGTTAAATAAACTAGTTCTACACGATTTGCAATGGCGATATCAAGAATCTTTTTGATAAAACGCTGACCTCTTAATGTACCTCTAGGGTTAAATTTAAATGTTCCTACTTTTAAAATATGTTTGTTATAAATTGGTGGGATAATATCTGTTACTTCATTCTCAAATTTGAGATATAAAAAACCATCTATACCATATTGTCCGTATAGAACATAAGCATAATCACTATTCTTTCGGTGAAACCAAATAGAAAACTCTTTGTAATCTGATTTTAGACTGTCAAAGAATGGGTCATCTAAATTAATTTCACAAAATTGAGAATAAACCAAGTTATCCATAAAGCCTCCTATATTGAGTTCTTTTCGCCTCTTATTTCAATAACTATATTAATTATGCTTTAGCTCTTAGGATAATAGATTAATTATATCCAATGATCGTAATTTGATTTAAAAAGATATGATGCTTTATTTTTTTATATCAAAACAATCCTAATATTAAAATCTAATTTTATCCTAATAAAATTTATTTCCTACTACAACATCTGATTCAACCACCACACCAAACCTACCCAATAAAATTCAACTTCTGGCTTTGGTGGACAATCACTTTGCCTTGAATAAATAGCTGGCTTTCATCGTTAATTTCCCATTCTCGGTAGGTTGGGTTGTCGGATAACACCAGGAATTTTTCGCCGGCGCGTTGTAGACGTTTGACATATAATGCGTTTTTATAGTTGAAGATATAAACGCCATCGCCTTCAAAGGTTTGGGTGTTGATGTCAACAAAGATCATATCGCCGGAGTTGAAAGTGGGTGCCATTGAGTCGCCTTTGATGTTGATCACACGCAATCCTTCCGGATTAATGCCTCTAAAAAGGGTGTAATATTGTTCCGGCACGTAATATAGGCGGCTTACCACTTCGACTAAATCACCCACTGAGCCGTTGCCGGCACTGGCTTCAACATTTAGCACATCAATGATAATTTTTTCTCCTTCATTTTTTGTGGATGCCAATAATGCAATCTCTTCTTTATCAATGGTTTTCGCCATTTCTGCGATCTCAATGGCTAATCTCTCACTAAATGCGCTGACAGTCACTTTCAATAGTTTTGCGAATTTGGTTGCGATATAGGCGTTTAGTGCGTTGATGCCATTAAGATAATGATTTATCGCGCTTTGGCTCATACCGAAATATTCTGCCACTTCTGCTTGGCTTAAATTAAGCGCTTCTTTTTTTTCTTCAAAAATTTTTTTTAGCTCGGCACATTCACGTTTTTGTTCTGTGGTAAGTACTTTTTTCTTAGTTGACATAGACATAGATACCTCTTTTTTTAGTAATCCTATAACCGTTGGTTATAAAAGTAAAACAACCGCTAGTATTTACAAATAGATTATTTGCGGTAATATATGACTTATTTATCTCTAGCGAGGTTTTATGAAACGAATTTCATTATCTGAATATGCAGGTAAGCACGGTCAGGGGAAAACAGCTAAAGACTTAAATGTCACACAGGCGGCTATCAGTAAAGCAATACAGTCGCAACGCAATATCTATCTGTTCGTAGACAAGAAAGGTAATGCTGTTAGGGGAGAAGAAATTCGACCTTTTCCTCATCACCAAAATTAATCTACCCAAAGGTAACCGCAATGGCACGCAATGAATTAAGCAAATCTGCAATGAGAATTGCGGATTTAATCAGAAGAAAATCGGTGGAAAAAACCGATAAGGAGATCGCTGAACGTATTGGGGTTGACCCGAGTACGTTTTGTCGTTTTAAGGCTGACCATTTAGAGAAGTTTTGTGCTTTTTTGGATGAGTTGGGCTTGGTGGTGAAAGAAAAGTATGCGGATGATGCGGAGCGAAAAGCATTAATCACGCTGGCGAAAAAAGCGATTGATGAGATGGAGCAATAAAAAACCACCGCGGCAACGGTGGTTTAGATAATAAGGAAATGTATATGAATGCATTATTACCAATAAATACGAAAAAAGCAAGCATTACGATGAGTAGTCGTGAAATTGCGGAATTGGTTGAGGCGAGACACGATTCGGTAAAAAGAACGGTTGAACGCTTACAGGACAAGGGATTAATTCAACTTACACCATTGGTGGAAGTTAAAAATCATTTAGGACAAACCGTTTTAGAGTATCAACTTATTAAGCGAGATACTTATGTCGTTGTTGCCCAACTTTGCCCTGAATTTACTGCGCGCTTGGTTGATCGTTGGCAAGAATTAGAAGCACAACAAGCAAACAACGCTTTTTCAATTCCTCAAACATTATCTCAAGCCCTACGTCTAGCCGCTGAACAAGCAGAGAAGATCGAGCAGCAAGAACAGTTAATTGCGTTACAAGCGCCGAAAGCCGCATTTGTCGATCATTATGTTGACGTTGGCACCAGTAAATCGCTGCGTGAAACCGCGAAAATTTTAAAGATGCCGGAGAAAGCGATGATCGAACGTTTGATCGAAGATCGGTTGTTGTTTCGTCAATCAGGCAAGTTGTTGCCGTTTGCCAGTGAGAAAGCGAAGCCGTTGTTTACGGTGAAAACGGGAACGGCTGAACACGGACATAACTATACGCAAACTCGAGTTACCGCTGAGGGTATGCGTTTTATTGCCGAACAATATGCAACGGAGTTGATGTTATGAGTATTGGAAAATTATTGATTGATGATCAACCTCATCAAGTCTTACCTGCTTTAGCAAAAACAATTGGTTTAAATGAAGCGATTTTCTTACAACAACTACATTATTTGTTGAATTACAGCAAAAACCATATTGAAGGAAAGTCTTGGATATTTAATACCTATGAACAATGGCAAGAGATTTTTTGTTATTGGTCAATATCAACGATTAGACGCACGATAGAGAGTGTTAAAACACGAGGATTATTGATTGCAACTGACAAGTTCAACAAGATGAAAATGGATAAAACAAAGTGGTACACCATTGATTATGACCGTCTTGCCAATTTGGATATATCGACTGTTAAAAATAACAATCCATCTGTTCAAAATGAGCAGTCTGACTGTTCAAAATGGACAGATGTGTCTGTTCAAAATGAGCAGAGCAATAACCAAAAGAATACACAAAAGAATACTACAAAAGATATTAAAAAAACTACGCAAAAAAAATCGACTGCGCTCACGCTTTTGGCACAGTTTGGTATCACGGAACAGCTGGCTGAAGATTTTATTACGCACCGCAAAGCGAAAACCGCACCGATTACGAAAACCGCACTGGAGCGTCTGCAAAAACAAGCCGATTTAGCCGGTTTACCGCTTGCGGAGGTGGCGGAAATTATGATTGAGCGTGGCTGGCGTGGCTTTAAAGCCGGTTGGGATTGGCAAGAAACGCCACAAAACCGGTCTAAAAAATCAAAATTTGATGACAATGACGATAGTTGGTGGCGTGGCAAAACGATTGAGATTAGGGGGTTTTAATGCGTCATTTTGCAAATACACAATTGGCGGATTTGGTCGGCAAGGAGCCGACTTATCAAGCAACGCCAGGCAAGCAAGAAATTCCGCCGCAGGTGGCAAAATTTGTCGATCGCTTATTTGCCCGATTAAAAGCGATATTCCCGGCGTGGCAGGCGGCATTTGATGGCGAGGAAGGTTATCAGGAAGCGAAGCGGCTTTGGCTTGAGGCGTTGGTCAACAACGGCGTGACGACCGCTGCACAATTCAAGTGCGGTATTGCGCAGGCGGAACGGTCGGGAAGTCCGTTTTTTCCTAGCGCAGGGCAATTTATTGCGTGGTGTAAAACGGACGATTATGCCGCATTGGGGTTGCCGACCGTGGAGGAGTTGCAATATCGCTTAAATAAATTCCGTGCGTTTGGCGGGTTTGCGGAGATTGAGCGTTTTGAGTTTATTTCTGATGCGGAATATTGGTTGATTACTGATCTGGCGAATAAATCCATCCGTAGTGGTTACAGCGAAGCGGAAGAGTTAAAGGCGATGAAAACGGCGTTAGACAAGATGGCAAAACGGTTGACAAGCGGCGAACCTTTGCCAAAACGCGTGATCACGTTGCCGGAAGAAAGCACGGTTAAACCGCATAATCCGCAAGCGGTAGCACGTTTTTTTAACCGTCCGGAATTGAAGTTTTAGGAGAAGAAATGGAGTTTGACAAAGACGCTTACCCAACACCAATATCACTATTTAATCAAATTAATGATGAATTTAATTTTACGATTGATGGAGCAGCATTACCACACAACACAAAATGTGAACGCTACATCACACCAGAGATGGATTTTCTGAAATATCCATTAGTGAACGAACGTATTTGGATCAACCCTCCATTCAGTGAGCCACTTAGTTTTGTAAAACGTGCGGTTGAGTTATACGAAAATCACGATTGCTTAGTAGTGATGCTTTTGCCTGTAGATATTAGTACTAAATGGTTTTCACTGGTTGCAGAAAAAGCAACTGAGATTCGATTTATCGTTGGTGGACGAATTAAGTTTTTAAATCCAGAAACAGATAAATGGACTGATGTTTGTCGAGGCAACCATCTTGCGATTTTCAATCCTGCTCACAAAAGCATGGGACAGGCTATCCGCCACATTCATATTTCACGGTTTAAAAATTTGGAGTGGCGATAACCAATGATTATTGAAATGGTTAAAGGTGCTGGTGGCGCATTTGTTGCAGCAGATGACATATATCTTCCAGCACTGCAAAAATTTAAAAATGGTGAGATATACGAAGTTGAGGTAAAGCGAACTCGCAACCCTCAATTTCACCGTAAAGTCTTTTCCTTTTTTAAATTTTGTTTTGAACATTGGGCCGCGGATAAAACAGATTGGAAGTATTTTGATGAAAGAAAGCAATTTGACACATTCCGCAAGCATTTAACCGTGTTAGCAGGCTTTAAGGACGTGAGTTATACGATAGATGGACGGGTGCGGGTTGAAGCTAAATCATTAAGTTACGGAAATATGGAACAAGATGAGTTTGAAGAATGTTATTCAGCATTAATTAATGCCGCTTTAAAGCATATTTTCAACAATACAACCGATCAAAAAATTATTAATCAGCTATATGCGTTTTTTTAGGGGAAGGGGAAATGAACTGGGGATTTATCTTATCAATGTTGAGTTGCTTAGTGTTTTGGGTGTGTGTTGGTGTGATTATATTTTGAGGGATGATAATGGCTAATTTAAGAAAGGAAGCGAAAGGGCGTGAATGTCAGGTGAGATTGCCTGGAATATGTAATCATAATCCTGAAACTGTTGTGTTAGCACATTTTAGAATGGCTGGGCTAAATGGAGTGGGTATGAAGCCTGATGACCTGTTTGGGGCGTGGTGTTGCAGTAGCTGCCACGATGAAATCGATCGCCGTACACGGCAAATGCCTTATGAAGATGCTCGATTAGCTCACGCAGAAGGGGTATTGCGAACGCAGGCGATATTAAGAACGGAGGGTAAGCTATGAGTGATTGGGTAGAACTCTGCTTGCCATATCCACCAAGTGTTAATCATTACTGGCGACATACACGGCAAGGACGGCACTATATCTCAAAAGCAGGGAGAGAGTTTAGACAAAAAGTTTTGAATATCTGTAATCAGTTTGATCCTATTGCAGGCACAGTACAAATGCAAATAGATGTGTATTACCCAGACAATCGAGAACGTGATCCAGATAATTTGCAAAAAGCCTTATTTGACGCGCTTACTGCTTCTGGAATCATTGAGGGAGATAGCAATAGAGTTATAAAAGATTATCGAGTTAAGAGTGTCGGCGTAGTAAAAGGCGGTATGGTAGTGGTTAAATTAAGGGAATTAATGTAATGAAGTATTTGAGTGATTTACAGCTAACTAATGAGCAAGAAAAATGGGTAAAAGAGTGGCTCTGTAAATGGGGAGCTTGGATTCGCTCAGGAAGATTAGATAAAAGACAAGTTAATATCATTGGTAGATTAATGGATAGCGTAACTCCAGCAGATCCGTCAGACCCAATTTGTACAGATGACGAGGGATTGATGATTAGCCAAATGATTGATGAATTCTTTACCACACAAGATAAAGAATTGCACTTTATTGTTTATGGTCATTATGTAGATAAAATGTCTGTTAATAGATTATCTGTTGTGCTTTTTGATGAAATTGAACCTCGACTTATGAAACCTTGTATGAATAAACCATCTATAAGAAAACCGAGTTTAAAGACAGTAAAGCGTTATGTTCAGTGTCGGTTAGATTTAGCAACCGCTATTATTCACGAAATGCTTATAAAAGGATTTATTATTCTAAAAAATGTCGCTAAAAATCGTAAAAATATAAAAGTTTGCTATTGACAAGTTTGGGTCACTGTCCTATCATTCCATGTAACGGTGGGAGTTGTATAAGTAACGTTCGCCAAGTTGAAATATCTAATATAGATTTTGTAACCCTGATCGGAAACGGTCGGGGTTTTTTATTGCCTCAAAAGGAGGCTGAGGAATGAAAATGCCTGAAAAAGATCCGAATGTATGGCTCATTGTTTGGGCGTATATTCAGCAAAATTACAATGCCATCACAGGATTTGTGATGGCTTTTTTTATGTCTATGTTACGGGCTTGGTTTTTGCAACAAAAAAGTTCATATCGTCAACGTATATTAGATGGAGCGATATGTGGAGCATTAACACTCTCGTGTATGTCGTTACTAAATCATTTTGGATTACACGAAAATTTATCAACCTTTATCGGCGGAATGATTGGTTTTATCGGTGCGGAAAAGATAAGAGAGTTTTTATTTAAATTTATTGCTAAAAAGGTGAGCAAAGATGAGTAAGTTTAAATTTTCAACAACAAGCGAAATGAGGCTTGTCGGCGTACATCCTGATTTGGTTAAGGTGGCGCGTACAGCGATTACGGAATCAGAATTTGATTTTATGGTTATTGAAGGGAAACGTAGTAAAGCAAGACAGGCTGAATTAGTGAAGAGTGGTGCAAGTAAGACAATGAATAGTCGTCATTTAACTGGTCACGCGGTTGATTTAGCGCCAATCACAGTTGAAAACGGCAAAGCGGTTATTGACTGGAACAACAAAGCTAAATTTAAAACGTTAGCCGAATTAATCAAATCTATCGGTAAGCGTTTGAATATTGATGTTGAGTGGGGCGGAGACTGGCGTTCGTTTTATGATGGACCGCACTTTCAGTTAAGTCGCAAAGCATACCCAGACAGGTGAGATATGTTCACAACAAATAAATGGCTATATGTGATAGCAATTATGACATTGCTACTTATTAGTGTCGCGTATCAATATCAACTGATAAAAAATTTAAAAAGCGAAATTGATAAACAGTCGGACACAATAGCGATACAAAGTGCAACGATTGTACAGCTACACGCAGATATGGCTAATAATCAAAGGCTAACATTAGAACTAAGTAAGTCGGAATCAGATGCGAGGAGTAAATCAGATGAGGTTATCAAAAATATATCCGCAGATGACAAAGCCAGTGATGCGTATAACAGTGTTGCTCCTAAGTCTATTATTGATTTCTTGCGCAAGTAAGCCAGTAACAATTGTTCAACCCAAAATTCCTGCGGTATTAATTAGCTATCTAGATAAGACAAACTTTAATGGTCGTACTTATGGAGATGTAGCACAGTACGCAGTGATACTCAAGCGTGAACGTGATGTTTGTTTAAATCGAATAGATAGGATTAGAGAGTGGCAGACTGAACACGCGCAACATTAAAAGGTACTCCTGACGGGATAGCCTTTCCACGGGGTTGCGGGCTCGCGGTTTTTGGCAGTTTTTTGCATTTCTAGGCATCATCATCTTCTGCGGTTTTTGTGTGTTTATTAAGCACTTTTGTTTTTGCATTTTGCATTTTGATTTTGGATTTTTGTGATTATGGAAAATTTATTTGATCTTAAATTGAATATTAATCAGATCGCCGAAATCACGGGAATGCACCGCCAGACGGTATCTCAACGCGTTGCGGCTTTAACCCCAAGTGCAGGAAGCAATAGCAAATTAAAGCTCTACCCCCTTGCAGATTTGATACGGTTGGGGTTGCAAGAAAAGATGACGGCAGATGTCGATGCAATGTCACCGAATGATAGACGTGCATTTTGGCAAGCAGAGAACGAACGGCTGAAATATGAGCGAGAAACTGGCGAGCTGATCCCTGCTTATGAAGTGGCTCAAGAAATGAGTATCTTGGCGAAAGCGGTGGTACAACAGCTTGAAACCTTGCCAGATATTTTAGAACGTGATGCCGGATTGCAACCTAATGCGCTTATGCGAGTGCAACAAGTGATTGATGACATTCGAGATCAAATGGCATTGCATATTCAAGAGACTGAACATAAGGAAGAGTAATGTTTGCATCAGCAAAAGACATTCGCCGAGATATTGCCAACGCAATAAAAGCTCCGAGACGAATGAAAGTTTCCGAAGCAGTGGCAGAATATATGCGCGTACCAATTGGTGGCGGAAACTCAGTAAAATGGGATAAACATACCGCTGCTTATATCCTAGAACCAATGGACTGCCTAAGCTCTCGTGAATATGATGCGGTGATTTTTGTCGGCCCTGCTCGAACTGGGAAAACCATTGGCTTAATTGATGGTTGGATTAGTTATTCAATAATCTGCGATCCGTCTGATTTCTTGTTGGTGCAATTGACTCAAGAAAAGGCAAGCGAACATAGTCGAAAAAGATTAGATCGTACATTCCGTTGTTCGCCCGAAATCGCTAAACGGCTTAGTCCGCGCAAAAATGATAACAACGTTCACGACAAATATTTTCGTGCAGGAAATTTGCTCAAAATTGGCTGGCCATCAATCAATGTATTATCTTCATCGGATTACAAATATGTGGCATTAACGGATTATGACCGCTGGCCAGAAGATATTGACGGCGAGGGAGACGGCTTCTCCCTTGCCAGTAAGCGAACCACCACCTTTATGTCCGCCGGAATGACCTTAGTGGAAAGCTCACCAGGTAAAGACATTGTTGATATAAAACATCAACCTAAATCAACGCACGAAGCCCCACCGACAACCGGCATTTTAAGTCTATACAATCGAGGCGACCGTCGCCGGTTTTATTGGCAATGTCCTGAATGTGCAGAATATTTTGAGCCATCAATGGCGAATATGGTGGGATTTCGTGATGAGCCGGATTTTGTCAAAGCCAGTGAAAATGCCAGATTACAATGCCCACATTGCCAGCACCTTATTACCCCAGAGATGAAACGGGAGCTAAATATCAACGGCGTATGGCTAAAAGAAGGGCAACGCATTGATAAAGAGGGTAACATTTACGGTGAAGGGCGAAAATCTCGCATCGCTTCTTTTTGGCTTGAAGGTCCAGCCGCTGCCTATCAAACGTGGGCACAGCTAACCTATAAGCTCTTAAATGCCGAACAAGAGTATGAATTAACCGGCAGTGAAGAAACCTTAAAAGCAGTGATCAACACTGACTGGGGTTTACCTTACTTACCACGCTCTGCGCTGGAACAACGGCGTGCTGACGAACTAATGGAACGCCGTGAAGACGCAGACAAGGATAATAAGACAATCCCAGCACAATGCCGTTTTCTTATTGCGGCTGTGGATGTTCAAGGCGGACGCAACCGCCGTTTTGTGGTGCAAATTGTCGGCTATGGTGAAAATGGCGAACGTTGGTTAATTGACCGTTATAACATTTCGCACACCTTGCCCGATGCTGAGGGTGTGATTGAACCGATTGATCCAAGATTGCCCGATGATTGGTACATTCTTATTACTGATGTATTAAAAAAACAGTACCCTCTTGCTAACAATCCAGAGCATTTTATGCCCATTCTGGCAATGGCGGTGGATAGTGGAGGAGAGGAAGGCGTAACCGATAATGCCTATAAATTTTGGCGACAATGTCGACGTGAAGGGCTAAGTAAAAAAGTGTATCTCGTTAAAGGAGATAGCACTAAACGGCAAAAACTCATTACCAAAACCTATCCCGATAATACAACACGTTCAGATCGCCACTCATCCGCGCGCGGTGATGTGCCGTTGTATTTATTGCAAACCGATTATCTCAAAGATCGCATTAATAACGCCCTTGCTCGCCAAACGGAAGGCGCAAATTACATTCACTTTCCGCGCTGGTTAGGTGAATGGTTTTTTGATGAATTAGTTTACGAAGAACGTGGGCCAGACGGAAAATGGCGTAAACCGGGTAAAGGCAACAACGAAGCCTTTGACTTATTTTGTTACGCCCACGCTATTGCGATTTTACGTGGCTATGAACGAATTAAATGGGGTGACGAAAAGCAAGTGCCGGATTGGGCAAAATTGCCCGACATTAACCCCAATATTTTAAGAAATTCCACCGCACATCACATTGAAGAAAGTGCGGTAGAAAAAACACAAGAATTACCCACCAAAGCCAATGCAACGAAAGAAAATGCAAGTTGGCTGACAGGAAAACCTTATCGAAGAAGAGGGTGGTTGTAACAAAAAGGAAATAATAGAAAATTTGGAACATTTGACAAGATGGGGCAGCTCAACTTAAGATCTCTAAATAACTATTTTCTATTTAGAGGATGACAATGTCTCAGAATACAAAACCAATCAAAATGGAGTTAAAAGGGGAGGCTGGAAAGCGAGTGGCGTTATCAGCTGTTAAGCGTGTGATAAAAGCACATCATAAAGAAATTAAAGCGTTGGCTTACAAATGATTTAGGCAAAAATTGATTGAAGTCACAACACAACCCGATCAGGAATGGTCGGGTTTTTTATTGGGGAAAATATGAGCCTGTATACCATTGATGAACTAAAACAAAAAATCCGCTTGCTGGATGAGAAAATCGAAAGCGCACAAAGCCAAGTGAGTTTTAACGGGCGTGCCGTTTCTTGGCAAATTAATGAACTGAGTAAACAGCGTGATCGGTATCAAGCAATGTTAGATGAAATGCTGGCGCAAAGTGGGCAGAAAGTAAAAAAACATCGCATAAAATACGCAAGATTTCGCTAAAAAATAAACCCCGAAAGGTGCGAACTTTCGGGGTTTTCTTTACCCCTTATCTAAGTTTAGCAACGAAGGAGTAACTTATTGATGGGAAGTATAGAAAATCTATTTGAGATAATCAAGGGGATACTCATGATGACAGAAAAACTGACTGCGTGGCGATTTGTCGCCGTTCTTGTGACCATTGTGCTGTGCTTTTTGGTGTGGAGAATGCCGGATATTATTCTTGCATTAGGAAACTAATAAAGAGGGAGATGTGATGAATATCCTCGAAAAAACCATTGCCGCACTGTCGCCACAGTGGGCAGCAAAACGCTCTAAAAGCCGTTATGTGCTGAATGCGTATGAAGCGGCATTGCCCAGTCGAACCCATAAAGCTAGCCGAGATGGGCTGGGCGCAAATACTAATGTACAGCAAAGTGCGGTCAGTCTGCGTGAACAAGCCCGTGCATTAGACCAAAATCACGATATTGTGATTGGGATTTTAGATAAACTCGAAGAGCGGGTGATTGGTTCAAAAGGCATTCATATTGAACCGCAACCCCTAATGAAAAATGGTGATGTCCACGAAGAACTAGCGGAACAAATCCGTAAATTGTGGGCGGAATGGTCTATTAAGCCTGAAGTTACTGGGCTTTATACACGCCCTGCATTGGAAAGAATGTTATTACGCACGTGGCTGCGTGATGGCGAGGTGTTCGTTCAGCTGGTGAAGGGAAAAGTACTGGGCTTGGTTCACGCCTCTAATATTCCTTTTTCCTTGGAGGCATTGGAACCTGACTTTGTGCCAATGAATACTGATGTGGCAAAAGAAAATTTGCTACAGGGGGTGTATCTCAATGCGTGGCGTAAGCCCACTGGTTATCAAGTTTACTTAGATAATCCGCAAGAGTCAGGGAAATTTTACGACAAAGTTAAAACCGTCTCGGCAGAAAATATGTTGCACTTGGCTTTTCGTAAGCGATTACATCAAATCCGTGGTGTGAGTATGTTGCACGGGGTGATTGTCCGCCTTGCTGATCTGAAAGAGTACGAAGAAAGCGAACGTGTTGCAGCACGTATTGCTGCCGCAATGACGCTGTATATTAAAAAAGGCGATGCACAACTTTATGATACAGATGAAACAAGCGAGAGTGGAGAACGGTTATTTGACATTGCACCCGGTGCGGTCATAGATGATCTAAAGCCAGGTGAAGATATTGGCTTAATTAATTCAAATCGCCCGAACACCAATTTAGAGAGTTTCCGCAACGGGCAATTACGTGCGACTGCAGCCGGCACACGTTCCAGTTATTCCAGCATTGCCCGAGATTATAACGGCACCTATTCTGCGCAACGGCAAGAATTAGTAGAAAGTTTTGAAGGCTATGCGGTGTTGCAAGATACCTTTGTAGCGGCAATCTCTCGTCCGATTTACCGAGAATGGCTCAAAATGGCGATTGCCGCACAAGCCATTCAAGTTCCCTCTGATGTCGATCCCGATTCACTCTTTAATGCGGTTTATTCTGGCCCAGTAATGCCGTGGATTGACCCAATTAAAGAGGCGAATGCGTGGAAAGAGCGGATTAAAGGTGGTTTAGCTACCGAAGGGCAGGCTATTCGAGCCAGTGGTAATAACCCAGCAGAAGTGAAACGGCAACGGATTGTTGAAGTGCAAGAAAATAAACAAGCAGGGCTTAAATTTGATACCGATTTGACGAATTGTAAGGAGGGACAAAAGCACGATAAAAAAATGAGCAATACAGATAATGAAGAAAGTTAAATATTAATATTAAAGGAGCATTTTATGAACACTAATGAAGATATGTTAGATCCGATTATTGTAATACCTGAACCTGATCCAATTATTCCGGTTAATCCTGTTGCGTTTCCGACGATAGATCCAATAACGGAAATTCAAAGACAAAATTATTATTATTTTTCTCGTCGGATTGCCTACGATAGCAGAAAAATTATTAGCTACTCAGGGTTAAAAAATACTGCCTATGATGTAGATAAAAAATTGAAAGAGATTGAATCTAACACTATCAGCTTTACAAGTGCTTATGTTGTTTTAGATGATCTAGATAAATTAGCTAAATTTTATGCTGAGTGGATGACAAAAGAAGAGCTTGAAAAAGTTAAGTCACTTAGAGTTTTGATATTTAATTATCAGAATAGATTAAATGATTTAAGAAATACTTATTTAGAAAAAGAGCAAATTGCACAAAAAGCAGAAAATGATAATAAACCTCGTTTTGGATTAACAAAGGTACATCCTAAAGATTGGGATTTAATTCTTTCTATAACAGGGAGTGCTAGGTTATGGCTACATTATGTTTCAAAATACAAAATAGAGGAGATAAACAGTAAGCAGGAATTTATTGACGAACTTATTCTATTAAATGACTGCTTATCAGAATTATCTCGGTATTCTCGAAAATTACATTCTAAATTAGAGATTGAATTAGAGAGACATCTGCAAAAAACCAATAATATTCTTTTACTAGACAGAAATGAACCGGTCACTTCCTTTGATATGATGAAGCATTATTGGTCAGGAAAAGGAAATGCGGTAACTTTGCAACAGTTAGGGCTATTTGAAAAAGTTAAGTCTTTGGTAAAAACACCAAATCAACTTGGGAAACAAAATGGTCACAGTGTTCAAGGGGATTTTATTCAACAGATCATCAAAAATAACAGGAAATCTTTTCGTAATACCTATTCTTTTCGTCAGAATGTAGGAGCGTTAGCTATTAATAATCCTTTATGGGCAATTGGCGGAGCAATTATTGAAGGTCAATTCTCAGGGAATGCAGTAAGTGAAAATGGTAAATTTTATCTAAAGGGTGAGATTAGTTATAAATTCTATGATAAATTTACTGATCCTTATGATACTTTCAACTTAATTCCAGGGGAATGGAATCCAGATGGTGATAGCTATGATATTAATGGCAAATGGACTGAACCTGTTTCAGTTGAAATTAGCCAAACGGATTACCTGAACCTCAAACAGTAGGATATTTTATGTTTGCCTTTGTATGGATATTTCTCTCATTCTGTTTTTATTTTTATCTATTTACCCATTATCTTTTTCTTCCTTTCTCGGGACAAAGTATTTTGCTTTCAATTATTTCCTGGAGTGTTTTAGTCGGTGGAGTTGCATTTGTTAAACACCGATTTCAGCGAAGTCAAAAAAGCAAATGGCTGCTCCGATTTTTGTTGTCGTATTTAATGATGATAATCATCCATATGATTTTATCATTGTTAATTTTATGTTATGCAAAGGAAATATTATTTAATTATGACTGGGGCAATATTGCAGTTGGAATGTTAGGGATACCGATAGGGGTTTATTTATATCAATTTTGGACAAAATAGGTCATTTTAATGAAAAGCTGGTACTCCATTAAAGCCTCCGCCAATCAAAGTGCGGAGGTTTTTATTTATGATGAAATTGGATTTTGGGGCGTTTCAGCGCAGCAATTTGCCAATGAGCTAAAAGAGATTGGCAATGTGCGTCAAATTAATCTCCATATTCATTCGCCCGGCGGTGATGTGTTTGATGGCATTGCCATTTATAACTTGCTGAAGAATCACCCCGCAAATAAGACCGTCTATATCGACGGTCTTGCTGCATCTATGGCTTCTGTTATCGCAATGGCAGGCGATGAAGTCATTATGCCTGAAAACGCAATGCTAATGATCCATAAGCCTTGGGGCATTCAAGGCGGTGATGCGGAAGAACTGCGTAAATATGCGGATTTGTTGGATAAAGTGGAAAGTACGTTATTGATGGCGTACACCACAAAAACCGGCAAATCTGAAGATGAATTAGCGGCAATGCTCGCTGTGGAAACTTGGCTTACCGGCAAAGAATGCGTTGAGCTGGGTTTCGCTGACAAACTGGCCGAACCCCTTGTGGCGATGGCTTCCATTCAATCGAAAAAAATAGAGGATTTTACTAATATGCCTAATGAAATCAAAAATATGTTGTTGAAGCCACAAGGCAACGCAAAAAATCAGAACGTGGCACCAGAACAAAACACCGAACAACCACAAGCGCACGAAAAGCCAGCGGTGCAAACGGTAGATAATACCGCACAAGTGCAAGCGCAAATGGCACAACGAAATACCGCAATCAAGGCGGTATTTGCCCCATTCAATGGGCAATTTAATGATTTGTTGGTGGAATGCTTAGGCGATGTAACAATGACCGCAGAACAAGCCAAAGATAAATTATTGGCGAAACTCGGTGAAAACACCACACCAAGCGTACCGCAAAACCATATTCACGCTGCCAATGGTAATATTGTCGGCGATAGCGTGAAAGCCTCTTTACTTGCTCGTGCAGGCTTTGAAAAAGCAGAAAAAGACAACGCCTATAATTCGATGACCTTGCGTGAATTGGCGCGCGCATCGTTGGTCGATCGTGGTGTAGGTATTGCCGGAATGAATGCAATGCAGATGGTGGGAATGGCATTTACTCATTCCACCTCTGATTTTGGGCAGATTTTGATTGATGTTGCACATAAATCCGTATTAAAAGGTTGGGCAGAAAGCACCGAAAACTTTGAACAATGGACGCATAAAGGTACGCTTACCGATTTCCGCCCTGCTTATCGTGTGGGCTTAGGTAGCTTTGAAAGCCTGCCTCAAGTTCGCGAAGGGGCAGAATATACTTATGTGACCCTTGGTGATACTGGTATGCACGTTTCGCTTGCCACTTATGGTGCATTATTCAGCCTCACACGCCAACTTATCATTAATGATGATATGCATATGCTCACCCAAGTGCCTTATAAACTTGGACAAGCGGCACGTGCGACCATTGCTGATTTAGTATTTGCTCAGCTCTTTGGCGACCCTGTAATGAGTTATGACGGTAAAAAACTTTATGATGCTGCACATAAAAACACCGTAACCAGTGGTGCAATGGATTTGGCTCACATTGATAAAGCCATCCAATTAATGAATGCACAAAAATCCTTTGATGGTAAACAACTTGCCATTGAACCTGATGTCTTGCTTGCACCAACCTCGCTTTATACTCGAGCAAAACAAATTCTTGGTTCAAGTTCGGTGGAAGGAGCGGATATTAATGCTGGCATTATCAATCCATTAAAAGATGTGGTACCGGTTACCAAATCGCAACGCTTACAAGCAGAGAATGCGAAAATTTGGTACTTGCTCAATAAAGATGCAATTGAAGTCTCTTATCTCAATGGCGTTGAACAGCCGTTTATTGACCAACAAACCGGCTTTACGGTGGACGGTGTAACCACCAAAGTGCGTATTGATGCTGGCGTAAATGTGTTGGATCACCGTGGTATTGTGCGTGTAACCAATAGCTAATAGTCTAGAAACGAGAAAACCCCGATTGCTTGCCACAGTCGGGGTTTTCTTATTTAAGCCTTAAATAGGAAGGGTTAAATAATTGAATGAATTTTAACATCAAACTGCCATCTTTTAAAGAGGTAAACATAATGCTGACATTATTAGATGAGAGAAAATCAGTGCGTTTTTTCTTATGGGCGTGCTTACTTATGGCATTTATTTTGGGCGTGATGTGGTTATTACCTGATGTTATTCACGCAATTAAACAAGTATAACAGGAGCTTATTATGGCGAAAAATTTTATTCAAAACGGCGACACCATTGATTTTGTCGCCACAAAAAATGTGAAAAGCGGCGATGTTGTGGTCTTACAAGATCTGATTGCGGTTGCCGTTACCGATGTGGCAAATAAAGCAACTGGCACAGGAATTGTCGGCGGTGTATGGCGTGTAAAAGCCAAACAAGCTGACGACATCAAACAAGGCGATGTACTGTATTGGTCTGATGCAGATGGTGCAACCAAAACCGCAGCCAGTAACAAACGCCTTGGTATTGCGTGGACTGACTCAGGCACATCATCTGAACAAGTTGATGTGAAAATCAATGCTTAACCCGTTTGAACAGGCGTTAGCGCAAGCAGATAAGGCGATAACAGATATTATGATGTCGCCTTGGATGATTGAAGGTGTTGTTTACCCCGCCACTTACGATGAAGTGCCGCAGCGTTTTGAAGGAATGCTGCAGTATAACGAAGAATATCGGGTAAACGGCACCAAACGCACATTAACACTGTTTAAAGAAAGCGGTTATCGTCCACGTGTCGGCGATCGGGCGGAACAAGGGGATAAGCAGTTTTTGGTTAAAGCCTTTGAGTTGGTGGATCAACTGATTATTTTGCAACTGGAGTAAATAATGACGTTAGAGCAAGATCTCGCTTTAATCCGACGCAATGCGAATAAGGTGGTGAAGCAGCTTAATCGTCAAGCGGCAAAAACCATCAATCATTTGGCAACAAAGGCGCGCAATCAAGCTACCAAAAATGTTGCCAAAGACATCGGCGTGCCAGTGAAAACCCTAAAAGGCAGAACAAGGCAAAGCAAACATCAGCGTGCAACCGCCACCAAACTGCGTGCGCAGTTACGCGTTAATGTTTCACCGTTGCCGCTAATTCGCCTGTTAGAGCGCAAAGCGAATCGGGTGTGGGAAGGGCGAGGTGGCATTATAGTGGGGAAATATGCGGTACAACGTGGTTTTATTCAAACCCTTGCTAATGGACGCACGCACGTTATGCAACGGGCAGGGCGGGCGCGCTATTCCATTGATGTGGTGAAAATTCCACTACGTCAGCCATTGACCGCAGCTTACCAACAAGCCCTCAAAGATTATCCCACCGAATTACAGAAAGAACTGAAAGGCCGCTTAAGTGCGGTTTTTTCTTAAGGAGAAAAAATGCTGATTCATAAAGCAATCCGAGAGCAAATTGCTGAGTTACTGCAATCTCTAGATCCAACTATCAAGGTTTGGGCAGGACGCCCCACCTTTATTGACTTAGACAACGAACCAACCACGCTAGCGGTTTTTATTGATGATGCACAAAGCGAGCCAACGGGATTATGTGGTGGTGAGTGGGAGGCAATCTTAAATATTGCCATTTATCAACGTTCAACCCAAGGCGAAGCACCACTTGATGAACTTGCAGAACAAATTATTCAATGTTTGGCAGAAGCCTTTGAAAATGATGATTTAGAGAGTTTACAACAATGTTATTTAACAGGGTATCACTATGAACAAGATGCGCAGAAACGCACTTGGTACATAGCGAACCTACAATATCAAATTACTTATGGGCAGGAGGAATAAACTATGGCAACACAAACCACGCCGTTTCAAGGCACAAAATTTTATATCGGCAAGGGGGTTGAAGCGGAAAAAAACATCACCGCGTGCGAAATCACCCCCAATGCCAAAATCACTGTAGCCAATAGCGGTTACAAAAAAGGGGATTTGCTCCGCATTACTGGGCTTGGCTCGCTAGACGGTTACTACCCAGTAAAAGACGTGCAAACCAATAACATCACGTTGGCGGATGAAGTAGATTGGACGGGACAAGATAAACCCACCGTCTTTACTAATGCCAAAGTGGCACGTGTGACTTGGTCAAGTAACTTCTGCGCCATCAAAAATATTGAAAAAGACGGCGACACACTGACAGAAGAAGATGTGACCACAATGTGCAGTGAGGGAACGGAAACCGAACCGGGTGATATTGAGTTTGGCAGCCTAAAGCTCACTTTTTTCTACGCCCCCGCAACGGTAATGCAAGCGGATTTACGCAAGAAATTCTACGGCAAAGAAACGTTCCCTTATTTGATTGTGTTCAAAAATAATCAAGGATCGCTCTATGGCACAGGCTTTATTCAAACCAGTACCAATATCAGTGGTGAAGTCAAAGGCAAGTTTGAATCAGGCGTAACCATTAAACAATCTAAACGTGATTATTTATTGCCAGTCGCATAACCAACTCACCGCACGATAAAAAGTGCGGTGTTTTTTATAAACATTTTAAGGAAATAAACAAATGAAAGGCACTAAAGCAACTTTACTCGCGATTAAACCCACATTGAAACCGTTTGAACTCAATGGCAACACTTACTATATCCGCTCTTTTACTGTGGGTGATGTGAACCGTGAAGTGTTTGAATATCAAAATTGGCTGAAAGCTCAAGCTATCGCACAAGGCATTGAGTTGAATCTGAATGATGAAGATGTACTCGCCAAGCAGCTTGAACCGATTGCCGATAAATACCGCCTTGCGCGCAATCTGGCTATTAAATTATGCGATGAAAAAGGCAATAACTTATTCGATCCTGACAATATCGAAGATTTAGAAGCGATCTTAACCCTTGATGACAGTGTACTTACCGCTTTTAATCAAGCCGAAAATGCAGATATCCCAAAAAACTCACCGCCCGACGCAAGTTCCAACTAACTTTATCCCTTGCGTTGGGTAAAACGCTATCAGAAATCGAAGCAATGCCAGAGCGCCACTTGCAAGAATATGAACAATTCTACCAAGAACAACCTTTCGGGTTATGGCGTGAAGATTATCGCACCGCACAAATTGCCTACTTGCTAGCAGCGATTAATAGCGACCCCAAAAAAGACAGCCCAAAACTCACCGAGTTTATGCCGTTTTTTGCGGAACAAAGTGCGGTGGAAAATAGCCAAGATTTTGATGATGGTAGCGAGATGTTTTTGGCACAGAGGTAAGCAGATATTGAGAAAGTAAATTTCACAATCGCTAGTCTAGATTTGAAAAATAAAAATATCATATATAACTCTTGAGTTATGATTGTCGGCTATGCTATAGTACAAATTATAAATTAAAGGTTATTAATGTTTTTATGTTTGAATTACTTTTTCACCCTGAAGCGATGGAGGAGATTAAAGCACTATCGCCAATAATGCAGGCTAAGGCGTTGAATGCACTTGATAAACTTGAGGAAAAAGGAAATCAATTGCGTTATCCGCATACTCGCATAATTAAAGATGGTTTATTTGAGTTGCGTGCAGGAAGTAAAGATATATCAAGGACGTTTTTCGCTTTTGCTGTGGGGAAGAAAATTTATATCTTGCGTACTTTTGTGAAAAAATCACAAAAAACACCAGCAGCAGAGATTGAACTCGCTTTTAAACGATTGGGAGAAATGACAGATGAAAGTACAAGCCGTTAGTTATAAAACTGTAAAAGAGACTTTGTTAAAAAACAAAGAAACCAAGGCACTTTATATTCAAGAGAAACGTATTGAAGAGTTACAAGCTTTACTTGTAGAGTTACGACAAAAAGCTGGGTTGACCGTATCAGAAGTTGCAATGAGAATGGGGGTAAGCCAGCCAGCAGTCAGTAAATTAGAGAAAAATGCTAGCCGTGCGTCTTTTATAACATTGCAACGTTATGTGAACGCTTGTGGAGCTGAGTTGCATGTTGGGGTAGGTAGATAAGATAAGCATTTTCTTTGCTGAAATAACTTGACTGCCGGTGGGGATTTGGTAGATTGGGTATTAAAGTTTAGGAGGGAATATGTCAGATTTAATGTTTTTCATTCGAGGATTGCTAGGCTTTTTTTGGTCGCTGATTATCTTGCCTCTACTTTTTTTAATCCTAATAGGCTTGCTTATTGCAGGAATGGTTTATTTTGATATTAGCATTCCTTGGTGGGGGGCTTTAATTATCGCTTTTTTCTTAGGTGCTATAATTAATGGGTTTAAAGTATTGCGTAATCAATAGGAGTTATTAATGAGAAATACTTATAGTTTCATTACAGACAGCCTCTTGTTTGGTGCCAAATTCTATATCGCGGCTTTTTCGCTTTTATCCCTATTATTGGTGTTATTGGCGACTTTTAGCTTTTTCTCTTGGAAAACGATTGTTACTGCCTTGTCAGTATTATTTGTTGTATTACTGTTGTTGCATTGGAAATTGAGTAAAAAAGCGTTTTTTGATAGGGAAGATAAACGTTATTCTCAATATTGGGGCAAAGATTTTTATTGAAATAATTTGACTGCCAGTGGGGATTTGGTAGATTGAGTTTGCACCTATAAATTTTGGAGGTAAGCGATGAATGAATTTGGTACTGTTTTTATATTAGCAATGATAGGTTTTAAGCGAATATTTGCGTTTATTCTGCTTGCTGTTGTTGGTTTCGTTTATGTCCATTATGGTGTGAAATTGATCGACTTAATCCCATTAAGTGATGAATATTATCGTGGTCTGCTATATGCGCTAATTTTACCGGGTATTCCCTTAATATTATGTATTATTTGGATTATTAAGATTTTACGTGATCCAACACTAACCAAAGAAGAAAAAATAAATCGATTATTTGGTCAGTATTGAATAATTAGTTAATGTACACAAGCTCGCTATTTAGCGGGCTTTTTTTATGGAGGCAAAAATGTCAACACTGGGTGAATTGGCGATTAAGCTGGGATTGGATACCGTTCAATTTCAGAATGGGTTAAAAAAGGCAGAATATGCTGCACGACAAACTTCAGAAAGAACCCAGACTTATCTAAAGAATATTGAAAAAGCCGCAAATTCATTGAATGACACGAATAAATGGGCGAGGCTAGGCTTTCTTGGTGGGAAAGGGCTTAGTGGTGCGAAAGCATTTTTAGCCTATGCAGATGGTTATACTGAAATTGGTAACCGTATGCGCCTAGTGCATAGCAATGCGATTGCAAGTGCACAGGCACTTCAATCTGTCTTTGATATTTCAATGCGAACAAATCAATCGGTGAATGCGACATCAGAGGTATATCAACGTTTTGCACAAAACGCCAAAGCATTGGGGATTAATCAATCCCAAGTTGCAAGTTTAACGGAAACAGTATCAAAAGCGGTGGCCATTTCAGGGGCAAGCGCTGCTTCTGCTCAAGCGGCATTGATGCAGTTTGGGCAGTCCTTAGCCAGTGGGGTATTTCGTGGGCAAGAATTTAATTCCGTAATGGAGCAAACCCCAGCTTTAGCTATGGCAATTGCAAAAGGGCTTGGCGTAACAACAGGCGAGTTACGCCAAATGGCGAACGATGGCAAGCTCACAATGGATGTGATTATTCCCGCACTTGAAAAAGCTAAAGACAGTGTCGATAAAGATTTTTCAACTCGCGTGCTTACTCTTTCTGCGGCATTTGAAAATTTGAGAACACAAGCAACAAAGTGGGTGGGAGAAGTCAATGAAACAACAGGCGCAGTCAGATTATTATCTGAAACCGTGGGGGCTGCAGCAGAAAATTTCGATGTGTTGGCTAAAGGTATCCTTTATATTGGTGGCGGTGCAATTGCTGGGCAATTAGCCAACACAATAAAAATGACACAGCAACAAGCCACCGCAGCTAAAGTAGCTGCAATGAGCGCCCAACGAAAAGCAGTGGCAGACAAATTAGCGGCTCAATCAACAATGAGCTTGCTGCACGCACAGTTAGAGTTAACCACGGTTGAGAAAGAGCGAGCGATTTTACACAACCAAATTGCATCGCAGAAAAAAGAACTTATCAGATTAACTAATGTTGAAACCGCAGCAACGCAGAAACTTGTTGTAGCTAAACGGCAAGCAAATTTTGTTACTCGAACGTTTGATAGTGCGTTAGGACTTGTCGGTGGTCCAGTCGGTCTTGTCACAGGGGCGCTTACGATTGGTGCGATGGCACTGTATGAATGGTATGCCAAAACGGAACAAGCCAAATTAGAAAATTTAGATTTTGCAAAAAGTTTGGATGTGACAGCAGAAGCGTTAAAGCGTCTTGATAATGTACGCCTTGAATCAAGTATGGCTAAAATAAAAGAGGCTATTAAAGAACAGACATTAGAAGTTAGTAAGTTGACGCGGGAATATGATGAGTTATTGCAAAAATCTAAAGTTAAAGGTGTTTGGGCGGTAGATGATTATACTGGAAAAGATATTTATATTGACCAAAGTGGGCTAGCAGATGTTGCTTTAAATAAAGCTCGAATGAAACGTGAAAAGTTAAAAGAGGCGGAAGAGCAATTAGCTAAGTCTAAAAAGGATTTAATTGCATTAGAAATTGAATTAGGTAATCGGTCATATGAAACAAACGGTATTTTAGGACAATATGCTCAATACTCAGATACGTTAAGAAACAAAACCTTAGATGCAATATCACCAATAGCACAATTTACAGATGCAATGGCAGGATTAGGTGCTCAAATACATTTAGTTAACCAAGCATCGCAGGGATTTAATCCAAAGATGTTAGTTATTAGAACATCTGAGGTGGCAAAATCTATCGCTAAATCACAAGAAAGCCTCAAATTAAATACTCTTAAAGGAAGAGAACTGGCAGCATATAAAGCTAAGCTAGCATTAAGAGATCGTAAGGTTAATGAAGGAGATGCAGGATATAACGAAGCGTATAATGCTGAGTTACAGTATCAAATTAGTACTCTAAATAATAAACATAGTGGTCCTGATTACGTTAAACAATACACCGATCAGCTGACCGAAATGCAAAACCGCATTGCACAGCTAAGAGCTGATACGAGTGATATTAAGCTGTTCGGTGAACCAAGCCAGTACCAAGAGTTTAGTAAACTACAACAAGACATCACCGCTAATGCAGAAAAATATGCGGCATACGGTGTGGAAGGTGTCGCGAAACTGAAAGAAATGGCGCGTCAAATTGATAGCGAAACGCAGAAAAAAGCGATTGCTCAGTTCGGTATCAATAACAACAAACAGCTTGATGCAATGGAGTTTGAATTAAGTCTGTTGGGAAAAACACGTAAAGAGCAGGATTTAATTCAGTATAACCATCAATTAGATCTGGAAGCCGCACGCCTTAAAATCGGGATGTCAAAAGAGAATGCTGCACAATTAGATGCGGAAATTATCAAGCTAAAAGCGCGTAGAGCTGAAATTGAAAGACAAAAAGCATTAGCACAGTCTAATCCGTTGCTCGGTTTGCAGGATGGCATCGTGAAATTTGGGGAGGCTGCCAATAATGTGATGGCGAATGTTTCACAGATTACACAAAATGCCCTTGGTGGAATGTCAGATGCGTTAACCGATTTTGTATTGACAGGGAAAGCAAATTTTAATGATTTAGCACAGTCGATCATCAAAGATATTAGCGCAATGATTATGAAAATGATGGTGTTCAAGGCGCTTGAGTCCGCTTTTGGTGGCACGTCTTTTGGGAAATTGTTGGGCTTTTCCCAAGGGGGTTTAGTCGGTTTTGATAACGGTGGCTTCACCGGTTTAGGCGGTAAATACACGCCTGCAGGTATCGTTCACAAAGGCGAATATGTTATTACTAAAGAAGCGACATCAAGATTGGGGGTGGATTACCTTAACTTCTTAAACTACGGTACCCGACGAGGCTTTGCCAACGGTGGCGGTGTTGCCGTACCGAAAGTGCCAATGGTGAAAGCCAAAACACAAAATGCCAATGTCAGCATCAAAGTGATCAACAACGGGGAGCCGGTGGATGCCAAAGTGACGCAAAAACAGCAAGGCGAACAGTTGCAAGTAACGGTGGAGTTAATGCGAAAAATTGCTAAACAGGAGGCAAGCAGTATGTTACAAACCAATTTTAGAGCCGGAGGAGCCTTTGCCTAATGGAAACGTTTAAATGGTGTGTGCGGCCAAAGCTCACAATTGAAAATGAACCACGCCGCACGGTAGTACAATTCGGTGACGGCTATGCTCAGCGTGCCAAAGTTGGCATAAATAGCTTGCTGCGGCGTTATCCGGTTACGGTAAAAGTGAAAAACAAGGAACGTTTGGCAGTGGATGCGTTCTTGGCTCAACACGGTGGCGTTGAGCCTTTTTATTTTAATGACCCGTTCACAAAAAGTCGTAAAAAAGTGGTGTGCGGTCAGTGGCGCATTGAAATGAACCAAACCTATAGTGAATTTAGTTGTGAATTTGAGGAAGTGCCATAATGCCACAAACAATGAGCAATGCATTTAAGCTGGAATTAAGCAAAATTGAACAAAATGCTTTGATTGAGCTGTACGAAGTGGATATGCGCAGTTTGCAGAACCGACAAGGTGAACAAGGCGAGATTTATCGCTTTTATGCCGGCACAAATGAACGTTATCAAGACATTGTGTGGCAAGGGCAAACTTATAAAGCTTATCCGATCAAAGCCGGCGGTTTTGAGTTAAACGGCAATGGACCGAGCAATCGCCCGACCTTAACTGTTTCCAATCTGTTAGGATTAATCACCGGCATTGCCGTAGATTTTAATGAAGCGGTAGGGGCAGTGGTACGGCGACGACAAGTCTATCTGCATTATCTTGATGCCGTCAATTTTCGTGAGGGCAATCCGCAGGCGGATCCAACACAAGAACTGGTCAGCCTTTATATCATTGAACAGTTAAGCAGTTTAAAACAGGATGTTGCCACCTTTACGTTGGCGTTGCCGACCGAAACCGACAATGCTTATCTGCCGGCGAGAATGATGATGGCAGACACCTGCGCGTGGATTTATCGTTCCAGTGAGTGCGGTTATAACGGTGAGCCGGTGGCGGATGAAAAGGATATGCCGACCGGCGACCCGAAAAAGGACAAATGCAGCCGTTGTTTAACCGGCTGCAAAATGCGAAATAACACCCTGAATTTCGGCGGTTTCCCGAGTATTAATAAGGTGAGTTAAAGGCCTTTATCCATTGGATTGTTCGCATATAACGGTTGAACATCAAATTGTTTATCTTGCTCTAAATGCCATAAGTCATATTGAGCTTGCATATTTAGCCATAAGTTCGGTGAAGTATTTGGCAAAAGTTTACTAAGACGCACTGCCATTTCAGGGGTAACGCTCGTTTTGGCATTTAAAATTCGGGAAAGTGTAACGCGTGTTACACCAAGTTTATCGGCAACCTCGTTGATTTTAAATTCAGAAATAATATCTCTTAATACTTCACCGGGGTGGGCTGGGTTGAACATTCTCATTGCTTACTCCTTAGTGGTAATCTTGATAATTGACAATTTCAGCATCGCCGTTTTCAAATTTAAAGGTTAAACGCCAGTTGGCATTGACTTTAACGGACCAATGTCCGCTTAAATCCCCTTTCAGCGGATGCAAGTTCCAACCAGGCATATCCATTTCAGCAACATCACTAACCATATTCAGGGTAGTAAGCAATAAATGGAGCTTTTGTGCGTGCTTAGGTTGAATACCTGCCGTTGATCCAGTTTCAAAAAATGCCTGCAAGCCTTTATGTTTGAATGAAATAATCATTGTCATCTCTACCTTATGTATAGCGAGATGATACATTAGTAAAGAATGAGTGTAAAGCCTTATGTTACAAAAATTAAAAGATCAAATCGTTTCTTACGCCCAATCCTGCGAGCCGCACGAAATGTGCGGTTTTGTCGTTTTTGAGGGCAAGCAACAACGCTTTTTGCCTTGTCACAATGTGGCGGACGATCCGGAAAACTTTTTCGAGATTGCCGCAGAAGATTATATAAACGCCAACCATTATGACGGCATTGTTGCCATTGTGCACTCTCATCCGAACGGTGCGCCGGTTTTATCCACTGCTGACCGACAAATGCAGCTACAGTCCGGTTTGGATTGGTGGTTGGTTTGCAATGAAAGCGTGCATAAATTCCGTTATATCAAGCCGCTGTTAGGGCGTGAGTTTGTTCACGGTGAAAGCGATTGTTATAGCCTGTTTCGTGATGCCTATATGTTGTCGGGCGTGGATTTCCCTGATTTCGCACGCGCGGACGACTGGTGGCACGAGGGCAGCAATCTTTATCTGGACAATATGGACACACACGGCTTTGAGCAGGTGGACGAACCGCAACTTGGCGATGTGATTTTAATGCAAGTGGGGGCGGATGTGCCGAACCACGCCGCGATTTATGTTGGCGACAACTGGGTGTTGCATCACAGCCCACAACGCTTATCAAAACGGGATTTATATGATGGTTATTGGCTTAAACATACACACAGCATTTGGAGATACCAACAATGGCAACAATTAAACTTTACGGCAATCTTAAACGATTTGGCACTGCCATCGATTTAGCGGTGGAAGACACCGCAGAAGCAATCCGCGCCTTGTGCTGCCAATTGGTCGGTTTCCGGCAAGCCTTACAGCAAGGGTATTACAAAGTGCGGATTGGCAAACATCTGGTCACCACCGCATCGCTGGAAAAAGATATGCTCTACAAATTAAACGATAACGCCGTGGTGCATCTCACGCCGGTGATTAAAGGGGCGAAAAGTGGCGGTATTTTCAGTGCAGTGTTAGGTGTTGCCTTGATCGGTTTGGCATTTTGGAACCCATTAGGCTGGGCAGCGGTTGGCGGAACCGGGCTATTAGCCGGTGCGGCACAAATGCCATTAATGTTAGGTGCGGCAATGTTGTTGGGTGGTATTTCACAAATGTTAGCCCCTCAACCGAAAATGGGCAGTGTCGGCACGGAGCAGGAGAAAAAGCAATCCACCTCATTCAGCAATTTGGGCAATTTGTCGGCACAAGGGCGACCGGTGCCGTTAGCTTATGGGGAAATTTTAACCGGCTCACTCATCATTTCACAGGGGATTGAAACCTACAATGTGGATGAAGAGATGAAGAAAAAAACTGAACCGAAGAAAGGCTTGTTTAGAAAAGGATAAATAATATGGGTAAAGGTGGTGGTGGCGGACATACGCCGTATGAAGCACCGGAAAGCGGTCGCTCAAAACAACGTATTAAAATTGTAGAAGTGATTTCCGAAGGAGAAATTCAAGGTTTAAAAGACAATGTCAAATCGATCTATTTAGATAAAACGCCGATACAGAACGCTAATGGCAGTTACAACTTTAAAAATATGGAGTTGCAAGGTACAATCGGTTCGCAAGATCAAGCGATTATGCGAGGTTTCAACACCTCAGAACGTGAAATTGGGGTTGGTGCTGAAGTGAAGCAAACGACCGCACTGACTCGCACGGTGACCGATGCCAAAGTCACAAGGTTGCGTTTAACACTTGGTGTGCGTAGTCTGTTCCAGCAAAAAGATAACGGTGATACGGTGGGGACGAGTGTGGATTTGTTGGTTACTGTAGGCGAGCAACAATATCCAATCCATTTCAATGGAAAATATAGTAGCCAGTATTTGCGACAAATGGTGATCGATCATCTTCCAGCAGTACCATTTCAAATTAAAGTAGAGCGATTAACTGCTGACAGCGAAAAACAGCGGTTACAGAATGCGACGATTTGGTCAAGCTACACCGAAATTATCGATACCGAATTTGCCTATCCGAACACCGCACTTGCCGGCATTATGTTTGATTCGGAATATTTTTCCAACATTCCACAGCGGAATTACTTGGTGCGTGGCATTAAAGTGAAAGTGCCAAACAATTACAACCCGATTGACCGCAGTTATAACGGCTTATGGGATGGGCGTTTTAAGGTGGCGTGGACGAATAATCCGGCGTGGGTTTTTTACGATTTACTGACTAACAAACGATATGGAATGGGGCAGCGTTTAGGTGATTTCAGTGTTGATAAATGGGCATTGTATGCAATTGGGCAGTATTGTGATGTCAGTGTTCCGGATGGTTTTGGTGGTAAAGAACCAAGAATGACTTGTAACTGTTGGTTGACTGAACAGCGACAAGCTTATGAATTGATCAACGATTTAGCCTCCATCTTTCGTGCAATGCCGGTGTGGAATGGGCAACAGCTCACTGCCATTCAGGATAGACCGAGTGATCCAGTGTGGACTTATACCAATGCCAATGTGGTCAACGGCGAATTTGAGCGCAGCTATTCTGCCTTAAAAGCACGGCATAACATTATCCACGTGGAATATCTCAATAAAAATGATTTTTACGAGAAAAAAATTGAGTATGTGTCGGACGATGAGGCGGTGAAGCGTTACGGTGCGAACGTGAAAAAGGTGACTGCCTTTGGTTGCACTTCGCGTGGGCAAGCCTACCGCTTAGGGCGTTGGATTTTAGAAACAGAAAAGCTGGAAAAAGAAACCATCACCTTTTCTGTCGGACGTGAAGGCTTAATGCACTTGCCGGGTGACATTATCCGTGTTGCCGACAATCATTACGCCGGCACCAATATCGGCGGACGTGTGTTGGCAGTGAAAGGGCGTGAAGTGACGTTAGATCGGGAAATTGACATAAACGGCGCAAGTTATTTCAGCTATATCAATGCCGAAGCGACACAGCAGACTATCAAAATTCAAGCCGTTAATGGCAGCATTATCACCTTAGATAGCACCCCAACCGGCTTAACCGAATTTGGCGTGTGGTCGTTGGCGACCTCGGCGGTGCGTGGCGGATTGTATCGCGCGGTGTCGATTAGCGAAAATGAAAACGGCAGCTACACCATTACTGCCTTGCAACACGAACCCCAAAAAGAGGCGATTGTTGATAACGGTGCACATTTTGAAGCGGTGTCGAAAACATTATATTCCGCGCCGCAACTCACCGATGTGGTGATTAACACTGCCAGTGGCACAGGCGCGGTGATCAATGCGGAAGTGACCGCCGGCAATGCGATCATCACACGCTATGATATTTTGATTTATCAAGGCGAAAAGCTGTATCAAAGCTATATCGGGCAGAAAACGGCAGAAGTGAAATTAGATAATCTGCCGAATGGCAATTATAGCGTGGTTATCATTGCCAAAGATGATAAAGGTCGAGTATTAAGTGAAAAGACAAAAACCTTTACCATTGACCGCCCACCGATTCCGACCGGTGTTATGGTCAGTGGCGGCATTGAAAACATTCTGATTGAGTGGGATTATGTGGATGAGTTCACGCAAACAGAAATTTATTTTGCGACCGAAGACGACTGGATGGCGGCAAAACGCTTAGTGAAAGTGAGCGACAACCGAATGTATGCGCACACCGTTGCACCGAACAGTGTCTACTATTATTGGCTGTGTCATACACGTGGACAAAATGTGGGGCCGCTGTACCAAATGCAAGGCTTGCGCGGCGAAACCAGTGCCGACATTGAAAAAGCCTTGAATGAATTGCAACAGGAGCTAAGCGAAAACGTTGTCAATGAGGTGATCGACACCGGCTTTGCCGCACGAGGTTTGGAAGCGGTGAAAGTGGTGGAAACGCTCGGCAATGTGGCGCAGTTTCAACAGGTTAACCTGATCTACAATTTAGCGGATAAACGTTTTTACACTTGGAATGGGCAGCGTTACGCCACGATGGAGATTGACAACATCACGCCGGATCAAATCAATGGCGTTATTCCGGCGGAGAAACTCGCACGCATTCCTACACAACAATTAAGTGGCACCCTCAGTGCCAGCCAAATCGCTAGCAACAGCATTGGCACCAACCATCTACAGGCGGCAGCAGTCGGCACACAGCAATTAAGAGCGAATGCCATTACTGCAGATAAACTGGCAGCCAACAGCGTGACCACCGGCAGCATTCAAGCTGGTGCGATTCGGGGAACACACATTGCCGCCGGCGAATTGACAGCGGACAAATTGGCGATTGGCTTAGGCGGTAATCTACTCTATAACCCGATTTTTGCAAATAATGCGGACGGCTGGTCGTTATATCAAAACACGAATGTGGTCAATGCCAACAGCGGCATCAATATTAACAACAACAGCGAAGGTAACTATCAAGGCAAAGAGTATCTCGCCGGTGAAAATCAATACCGTTGGCAACCCTCAATGAAGAGTGCCACTTTGCCGGAACAACGCTTTGGCGGCATTTATCAAGATATTAAATTGGTTGCCGGCAACTGGTATCTGTTATCCGGCTTTGTGGCGACTCACCGTGGCTATGTGAGTGTGAACATTGAGCCTCAAAACGGACTGAAGATTGCCAATGTTAGTCGGAGTTATAGCGGTGCCGGTGTTGGCGACACGTCAACGTCCAGTTATACCAACGGCTTACAAGACACCACCCGCATTTGGATGAAGTTTCAAGTGACTGCCAGCGGCACGGCACGTTGTATCTTCAATCAATTTAAAAAAGCGAATGTCAGTAATACATTTACTGTGCTGCGTCGTCCAATGCTTGAAGAATGTACACAATATACTAGAGAACCAAGCCCGTGGTGTCCAACTGGTGTTACGGTGATTCACGGCGGTTCGATTAAAACTGGCACCGTGATTGCTGAAAAACTTGCTGCTAATTCTGTTACCGCAGAGAAAATTGCAGCAGGGGCGATAAATGCCAGCAAGATTGCAACAAATGCGATCACTTCAACACATATAGCTACCCGTTCATTGTCTGCCGATAAGTTAAATGTTTCTAATTTATCAGCGATTAGTGCGAATTTGGGCAAAGTGACCGCCGGCACAATAACCGGCACACGCATAGAGGGAAACACCATTCAAGGCGGTACTATCAGTGGTACGACCATAACCGGCACCACCATTAATGGCGGCACAATTCGAGGGGCAAATATAGAAGGGGTTACGGTGCGAGCAGAGAATATTATCGGGGATGTGGTGAAGGCTTATAGTCTTAATAGTAATGGAATTATCATTCCTGCGGCACCATTTAATCGGATCTGTATGGTGACTTATTGTGTTGTTTATCTTCTTGGAGGCGATAAAAATACTGATAAACCTGGATATTTAACTTATAAAGTGACTTGTAATGGTAAACAGGTTTATAGTTCTACAATTAGGGGTACTAAAATATGGGAGAACGTGAATACTTGGATGACTTTTAGTTTACCGAAAAATCAAACCATTAATTTAAAATTTGAACAAACTGGAGGATCAATAGGATCCAAGTTCACCTATCCAATCGTACTATTAATCGCAAAAGCATAATGCATTTTATCCCATCGCTGTTATCGTGTTATCACACTTTACGGCGATTTTTATTAACTAAAAAAGGAAAACACAATGACAACATTTAATAAAATCTTAAAACCCGTTTATTCAGCTATCGCCAACTATGCCACCTCAGATGATGGTGCTATTAATGCCAAATATGTGCTTGGTTTTGGCGAAGACAGTGAAGGAGAACTCATCGACTTTGTGCCGATGATTAGCGAATATAAATATATCGATCCGGAGGCGGCAAAAATGCTGACGGAAAAACCACTTACGGAGGAAGACATTGGCAAAACACCGAACGAAATTATGCTTGTTCGCATTTATCAGCATTTAAAATCTACCAATCAGATTGTGGCATAGATTGTGGAAAATCAAATTAAAGCAAAACCCAGTCATTAGGCTGGGTTTTTTATTAGGAGAACTTATGGATATTAAAGATCTTAAAATTTATCGAGGTGATGACACGATTTTCACTGTACGAATTGAAGCCTTACCTAATTTTAGTTTGCAAGAGGCTGAATTAAAAATGACGCTGAAAAGTAACGTCGGAAATGAAACGCTGACATTATCCAATGAATCAGGTTCAATTTTGGTGCTTGATGATTTCACAATGCAACTGATATTCAGCCATAACTTAACAAAAAATGTTAAAGCGGTACGTTGGCGTTATGACTGTCAGATGCGAAAAGCAGGGTGTGTGCGAACCTTATTTGCAGGCAAAATAACCATTGAACCTGATATTACGGAATAACTTTTTAAAGAAACTATTTTAACGATTCAGGAGATTTAAATGAGTAAATTGAATTTAGAAATCAGTAAAAATGAGATTGAATTACAAGTCAGTATTTTACCTGGTGAAATTTTTCGTGGAGAGAAAGGAGAACAGGGTGAAAGAGGAGAGACAGGTAAAAGAGGTATGAACGGGAAGTCAGCCTATGAAATTTGGCTGGAAGCCGGACATAGTGGCACAATAGAAGATTTTTTGAACTTCATTAGAGGTGAGAAAGGAGAAAAAGGTGAGAATGGTGAAGATGCTTTAGATTTTTTCTCTGTGTTAACACCGGAAAACCTTAATGTCTTTTACCAACAAGCTAGAGAAAAAAATTATCGTTTAGATACAAGTGAATTGGATAAGTTGATTAAACGCCATTTTCTAATGTATGTAATCAAGCAGAGCGGAACACCATTTCCGGAATACTTCATTACACCGGGTTATAATCCACAACTGACGATGTTAGAGAATGATAATCCTGTAGAAACGATAAGATACAGCGCCAATTACCGAATCAAACTTACTGGGCTAAGCGTTGATACAGCCTATCAAATTAATCAAAATCCTAAAATGTTAGTTTCATCTAGTGTTACAGAAATCACTTTAGCTGCGGATAATCAGCAGTTTAATATTGGAGAAAATGAGATACGTTTCTATCTAGAAAATGGTGCATTTTTCACAAAATACCGCTTTTTTATTGAACCTATTGATTGTGATGTCCAAAATAAAGAGCGTTTTGCCGTAATTAATGCCGCCACTGCCTCAGAATTTATGAAACAACTTAAGTTATTGCCATCTACAAAAAATGAAATCTACGCACCTAATTTAACAGAAATGGAACGAGTCAAAGTGGTAAATTATTGCGCTCAAGAAATTGATGAGAATATCAACCATTATAGAATTTATGAGTGTGAAGATGGAGAATACATCGAAGATGAACGACTTGATGTCATTTATGACAAGCTTGATCAGGGCATTAAGTTAAGTTACACGCTATATCCAACTTATGGCATAACTATTAAACCTAGCCCAAGTGATGTTGGTATTGATGATAAGCGTGCTGTAGAATTACTTACTTCTTACGCTCAATCAAACCCGCAAGATCAATTATTAAAACGAGGTTGGCAAGTAGCGACATTGACATATAGCGATGATTTCATTAGTGAGGGAAGTAGAGATGATCGTGATATCTACTTAGAGGCAGATTCTTTGATACCATCTTCCGAAGGGGTATTATGGCCACATCATCAAAAAACTTTTGAATTCACAGGAAAAGGTGGTTATCCAATTGAGATTGGATAAAACCTTTAAAGGACTTTAAAAGTAATTTCCCTATTAATTGTGAAATACTAAATTACAAGGAAGCAGTGCTGAAGTAGAGCGACAATTATTGGACTAATTTGTAGAAGATCAACCATAATATGACAGGTACTCATTTTTAAACGGATGGTTGTCAGATTGGGTTTGATCTTCACACTTATTGTCCAGCCTAACTTTTTAGTAGTAAAAACTGAATGAAGAATTCATCTTTCCAAAAAATTAGTGTTATGCATCAAATGGATAACATTAAAATTCAGATTCCCCCAGCTCCACCACTGGTTATATTCATAACATTGCATAGCGTTGCAAGTTATTGAAAAATATAAAAAAGACCATTTTTATTTGTTGCATAGAATTGCATTGATTGCATTTGTTTTCAAGATTGATGTAACGTTGATGTAACTTTTTAAAAAATGGCTTCGCAAAACGTTACATCAATTCTATAAACCCTTATAGGACAAGGATTGATGCAACAATGGCAAAATTTGTTAAACCGTTAACAGAAACAAGAATTAAATTACTTAAACCAAAACAAACGCCGTATTCAGACGGCAATAACCTTTATTTGCACGTTTACAATGCAAATAAGAAAACGTTTTTGTTTTGGTATACTGATCCCATATCTAAAAAACGGCTCAAGCGCAAAATTGGCGAACACCCTGATTTATCGCTTGAAGAAGCTAGAGAAACAACAAGACGCTATAACAAACTTATTTCTAAAGGCTTAGATCCGTTCCAGTATTTAGCAGACCAAGCAAAAGAAGAAGAAAAGCAAAAGATTACACTTTATGAATTTGCGCAAATTTGGAAAGATACAAAAATTGGCATAGTAGACAAAATTGTTGCTAAAATTGGC